TATAAATTTAATTTAAATGAGTTCATTGAGTGGGCAACCAATTTGAGGGGGAATAGATGAAAACAAAACATTTTGTAATCGCATACGATACTTGTAAAGAAATATTAGATAAATACGGCCACGATGCCCATATTAAGTTGTGTGGTTGTTGGGACGGGGTTAGCTCTATTCAAGTTTATGAAGATAAAGAACACACAAATTTATTAGATACCTTTACTCTTGACCCTTCTGGTTATTGTGATTTAGATCATATTCCCGAAAATGCGATAATCGAATCAGCCCATATTATCGATGGTGGAAAGAAAAAAGATGTTACCCGGCAAGTGATTAAAAGGCATCGGGCTATTCATCACAAAAATTTATTCCAAAAAGAAATCTACGGTGTAACCAGAGGACAGCTGATTTTATCATTTCTTGGGGCTTTGATATTTTTGGCTTTTCTCTGGTTATTTGCTTGTGGATTAAATGCAGTGATGAAATGAAAGAGAAATTTACTCATAATTTAGATTGTGTTCATGCAATCGGTCGGAGCAGGCGGTATTATACCATGCCTTGTATTTTTTTAAAAGACATGGGTGATGGACGCGCGAAGGTGCGAGTGTTTGGTGATATGTATTGGAAAAGAGAAGATGAGGTTGGACATGTTCGCTATATTCAAAAATTTCGTTTAACCAGTCGTAAAAAAACCAGAGGTGATGGGGTAAGTAGGGCATAAAAAGAAGGGAATTAAAAAATGGAAATAAGGAAGTCAAATGAAGATAAAATTATTCTTGACCTTTGTGGTGGCACTGGTTCTTGGTCGAGACCTTACGAAGAAGCTGGTTATAATGTTAGAAATATAACTTTGCCTCATCGTGATGTCAGAACCTACATCCCACCAGAAAATGTTTACGGAATATTGGCAGCCCCACCTTGTACGATGTTTAGTTTTGTAAGGACTAATGCTAAAAAACCGAGAGACTTAGATGGTGGGATGGAAATAATATTGGCTTGTCTAAATATTATTTGGGAATGTCAAAAAAGAATCGATAGCGACCAACAGAAATATTCTCCATTGAAATTTTGGGCATTAGAAAATCCTTATTTTGGGATGTTGCGATGGTTTTTAGGTAAACCAGTGTTTGTTTTTGACCCGTGGGAATTTGGAGATGCTTATAAAAAAAGAACAAGCCTTTGGGGGCATTTTAAAGAACCATTTAAGACACACCAAAATATCTTGGAAGTTTTAACTCCCAAGCAGATAAAAAAACACAAAACTAATTCCCAAAAACTTCCTAAATTTGATTATATGAAAAGCAAAGATATACATCCAGAAACATTTGGAAAGTATGACAGACAAACAAGAAGAGCTATAACTCCAAAAGGGTTTGCTAATGCGTTTTATAAAGCCAATAAATAAGAAAGGGGGTGTTAAAAATAAAACTGACTAAAGGTAATAAAAAACATATTGATAATTTGACATTTGAACAATTACTCCAACGATGGAGATTTTCACCAGCAGGTGATCTTTGGTTTGAAGGAGAAACGGGTGATTATTGGAGTAAAAGAATGGAAGAATTGCGCGAGGAAGATCCAGATGAAGCAGTCAAAGCTTCTAAAAATGTTGGATGGAATAAATACGGAAATAGTAGAAATGACTTGTGTTGAAATTTTAAGGATAACTAATTAATAATTGTAAAAGCAAATATAAAGAGGAGGATTAAAATGAAAGAGGAATTGAGAAAGTTACAGGATTTTCAAGATGAAGAAGTTGAAAAAAGAGAAACATTTGTGGTTGATACTAAAGAAAAAGCCAATTGGGGAGTTCGTAAAATTGCCCATATTGATAAACAGATGGAAGAAAATATTAATATTGTCAAAGATGAAATTCAAAAATTAAATAATTGGTTAGAATCTGAAAATTCGAAATTACAAGCGGAGATTGATTGGTTTTCTTCGTTGATTGAACCGTGGTTTAGAAAGCTTAATCAGGAATCTAAAGGCAAAATAAAGACAATAAAGTTGCCAGACGGGGAAATACAATTACGTAAACAACCCACTAATTATACTCGTAATGATGAAGAATTACTTTCTTTTTTGAGATCGTCGGATAGACAGGAGTTTATAAAAGTTAAAGAATCCCCAAATTGGGCAATGTTAAAAAGACAAACAGTTGTAGTTAATAATACGACGGTTATCATTAAAGGAACTGGTGAAATCGTGCCCGGTGTTGTGTCTGAAGAAAAGCCTGATAAATTTGAAATAAAAATAACGAAGTAAATTGTTATAAACAAAAGTCCAAAAGTTTATTTAATTTAAAAATTCCCAGGTCAGAACACATAAAGGAGGTGTAAAGAATTATTACAAATACGTGTTATAAACAATCTACAAATAAAATATATTTCATGTGTTCTGACTTGGGAATCTTTTCGTCATTAATATATGTGTGTTTTTCTCCCCACGCGCGCCGAAACAGAAAGTTGGATTTTATATATAATGCTTTCAAAATGTCACAATATCAACAGCACTGTGGGGTGAGAGAGAGGAATATATGTATGTTGAATTTAAAGATTCCCAAGTCAGAACACATGAAAAGAAATTTGCAAACAATACTGTTTATAACACGTACCTGTAACAAAACAATATTGTAAATAACAAAGTTTAACTTTTATATAGTATTTATTTGAATCTTGAAATAACCTTATTACAGATGTTAGTTATAACAATAAATGTGAGAGGTGATATTTATTAGACCAATAGTAGGGAAAATACAATTTTCCCAATATAAAAAGAAAACAGTTGAAGTTGAAATACAATTTAAAGATGGATCTAAACCAATTATTATTCCTTTTAGAACTATTTGCTTAATTTCAAAAGATCTTGGGTTTTATCAAACGAGGGAAAATATTTTACGTAGAAAAATAAAAAATGGGAAAGAAATTTGGATAGAAAACAAACAAATAAATAAATAATAAATAAATAAATAAATAAATAAAATATATATATTTCTTTTTTAATAATATGTGTGTGTGATCTATTGACAAATGAAATTTTTATGTGTTAAAATCTTATTGGGAGCGTATATATGGCTACATCATGGAAATTTAATGAAGAATTAACTGGTGAAATAATTGATTTAGTTGAGAAGGGTCATTCACGCACAGGCGCCGGTCTTTGTTGTGGAATTACTGTTCAAACGATGTGCGCTTGGATGCGAAAGGGCCGGGAAGCTAAAAGTGGTAAGTACTTTAAGTTTTTTAGAGCTATAAAAAAAGCAGAAGGAGGTGCTATTAAAAAGGTTGAGCATCGTCTATTTGAAGCGGCTACAGATCCCAAGAGTGCAAGTCATATGACGGCAGTGATTTTCTTTTTAAAAATGAGACTTAAAGAATATCAAACTCAAATTAATCTTTCCATTGATGGAGAAGTTACTCATACTCACGAACATCTTTTAAAATTAGAAGAAAAAATTAAAAAGATGACGGATGAAGAATTAGTAAATGAAGCAAATCAAATGAAAAAGGAATTGGAGGCAATCTTGGTAAGTAACGGAGAGTGCTTGATTGAAAACAAAGGATAAACAAAAGTTAGTAAAAATTAAAACCGAATTAGACTTAATTAGCAAGGAGATGGCAACTCGTCATCTCCTTGATTTTTGTTTACACACTTTCCCGGGGTATATTACAGCCAAGGTCATACGATTTCTTGCCGACGAACTTGAGCAGGTCTTGAGCGGTGAGACGAAAAGGCTCATTGTCACGATGCCGCCACGAGATGGCAAGACGGAGTTGACTTCAGTTAGGCTGCCCGCGTTTTGGCTGGGGAAGAAGCCGGATGACAGGATAATTCTGTCTTCTTATTCTTCCAGCCTAAGCACAAGAAATTCAAGGCAGATTAGGAACCTGATTAGCGACAAGGAAATTTACCCGTTTGACATCAATTTGGCGCCAGATTCGAGAGCGGTTGATTTTTGGGAACTTGACAAACATCGTGGCGGATTGATGGCTGCCGGCATTGGCGGCTCGATTACGGGGCACGGAGCCAATTTGTTTATCGTTGACGATCCGCATAAGAATATGACGGAAGCACTTTCTTTGACGATGAGAGACAAGGTTTGGGAATTTTATGAAGGCGTGGCAAGAACGAGGCTTGAACCTGGCGCGGCAATTATAATTATTATGACCAGGTGGCACCCGGACGACTTAGTAGGCAGATTGCTGAAAGGGAACGAAAACTTCAAATTAATTAACTTGCCGGCGATAGCGGAAGAAAACGATACGCTCGGTAGGAAGGTCGGAGAGCCCTTGTTCAAAGAGCGGTACGACTTGAAGGCGCTGAAAGAAATCAGGGAATCGGTAGGCTCCAGGGTTTGGTGGTCTCTTTATCAAGGCAACCCAGAAAAGGGTTCGGGTAAGAAGCTGATTCAAAGAGATTGGATAAGATGGTATTCGGAACTTCCTCCACGATGTCTGCCTTTTGGAGGAATAGATACAGCAACCAGCCAAAAAACTTCAGGGCACGATTCAGCCCTTGTGGAAGCGATGCAATCCAAAGACGGGTTTATTTATATTGATAATGTCGAAAAAGGACAGTTTAGCGTAAGTGCTTTCTCAGATGTCATTCTCGGGAGGCAGGTTGTCAGACCATTTTCACTGATTCATATGGAACTTAATAATGCGGGAGAAGCAATCAAGCAGAGAATACTTGAAAAAGGGAAAGAGACCACGCCAAAGATTTATCCCCCAATTGTGGGAGTTGTTGCTACAACAGACAAGACGGCGAGGCTTATGCCATTCACCCCGCTGATTGAGAACGGGACTGTCTTGTTTAACCGCAACAATCCCAAGGTGGTTCAACTGGTTGATAATCTTTGCGAGTTTGCAACAGGAGATGACTTTGACGACGTAGACGCCTTTGTCTGGGCGCTTGACGCGGTCGAGGGGCTGGCGAGAATGAACAAGGTCCGGTTCAGGAGAATCGTGGGAGATTAGGTGTGATAGATGCGCAAAGACTGATTAACTGCCTGACTGACGAGGAGCTGATGGTTTTGATTTTTAGAGAGATGGGGCTTGGATGCAGGAAAATTGGCAGGCTCATGGAAATGCCTCGGAGCAAGGCGTGCTACTTGAGCAACAAGATAAGAAAGAAAGCGATAAGGTTTATGGTGTAAAGTTACAAGAACTTTAAAAAAGTATTTACTTTTTATAGTCTTTACATAGCTATTCACCTGGGGCTTTACAAGTTTTAAGTTGTTAAAAGGGGTAAAAAGAGCTATTTTAATAAAACCCCAGGTAAACATATATATTTATTTAACGTTTAAAGGCTTTGATATTTTAATTAATATAAGGTATAATTAATTAAAATAAAATGGCTTAAATCGCGAATTAAGGAGCATGTTTAAATGGGCAAACTTAGAAATTTCTTTACAAAGAAGAAGGACTTGCCGGAACCAGATAAGAAGATAAGCATCGTTGCTCCTTCTCTAACCGGGAGGCCTCAAAGTTTACCTTATGAATTTTCAACATATATGACGGATGGCTTCAAGGGGAACGATCTTGTCTATGCCTGCATGAAAGAAAAGGCTGAGGCGATCAAACGTGCTCCTTTGAAGCTCTACGACAAGGATGGGGTTGAAATTGAAAACCCGCTTCGGGACTTGCTTTCGAGGCCCAACCCGTTTAAGACCGAAGAACAAATACTTGAGAAGATTCAGTATCATCTTGACTCGGCTGGGAACGCTTATGTGCACAAAGTCAGGTCGAGAGCGGGATTGCCCGTTCAGCTTTGGAACAGGAATCCAGACAAAGTAAGACCAGTTCCTGACGAGTGGGAGTTTATTAAGGGCTGGGACATCAAGGTCGGAAACACTTGGTACAGAGTTCCGCCAGAGGATATAATTTGGTTCAGTTACAGCGATCCTGAGAACGACTTCTTCGGGTTTCCTCCTCTTGCCGCCGCTGCGCTGAGAGTTGATATAGACAATGAGCTTTCAAAATATATCAAGCACATTCTTGCAAACATGGCAGTGGCGACCGGAATCTTTACGACTGAGGAGACTTCAAGTCCCGAAGTCTATGAACGAAACCGGAAAGAGCTGATGGAAATCTATTCCGGGGCGGTGAATGCCGGCGCGGCCTTTTACGTCGAAGGCGGGGTCACTTACAAGAAGATAGGCATGGGGCTAAAAGAGCTCGACTTCGGGACTTTGTGGCCCGAGGTTGCGACAAGGATTATGTCGGCTTTCCAAGTACCGGCAATTGTTATCGGGGCCAAGTTCGGGCTGGAGCATTCCTCTTACGCCAACTACAGGGAAGCAAAGAAATCCTTCTATGATGAAACAATCGAGCCGCTTTGGGAAATGATAGCCGGCGTTTTGGAACACGCCTTATTTGAGGATTTTAATTTGAACATAGGAGAGCACAACCTGAAATTCGACACTTCCGGGGTTACCGCTCTCATGGAAGATGTTGACAAGAAGTATGACCGCCAAGACAAGGCGAAAGACATATCGCTGATAAATGAGAGAAGGGCGCTGATTGGGCAGGAACCAATCGAGGGCGGGAACGTAATCTATTTGCCGATGAACATGCTCCCTGTCATTTCTGGAGGAAAGACCAGTGAAAAAGGGATTAAAGAGACAAAGGAAATTAAAAAAAAACTGAATGATGAAGTTGTAGTCAGGATTCTTCATCAAGCCCAGGACGTATACTATCCGTTGGCGCTGAAGTCGATGGAGAAGATATTCAAGATGTATGACAAGGAATATACAAAGGTCTTGAATTCCTTGAATATCAAGGCCAAGCTAAGTGGTGCAAAAAAAGAACAATTATATGATAGGATTAAAAAGGCGAACGAAGGACTAAATGACAATATTGCCAATGAATTGAGGGGGCTCAACGAAACCGTAATCAAGGCCGTGGGAAGCGAGTTTGGCCCGGCGCTGGGGATTGACTTTGACATAACCAACCCTTGGACACAGAAATTCTTGGACCAATATTCAATGAAGTTTGCGGAAGAGCTCGGAAAGACGAACCTTGAAAAGATAAAGGGAATAATCAAGACGGCGGACTTGGAGGGGTTGGATGTCCCGACTATCGCCAAGAATTTGAAAGGCGAGTTCGCCGACTGGTCTGAGGCAAGAGCGATGAGGGTAGCAAGAACCGAAATTATCCGAAGCACAAACTCGGGAGCGAGGGCGAGCTACTGGCAAGCAGGGGCGAAAAAGCTGGTTTGGATAACTCAGTTTGATGATAGGACATGTGAATGGTGCCACGAATTGGATGGGAAGGAAGTGGGAATCGAAGAGGATTTCTTCAAACTCGGAGAAGACTTTACTGTAGGTTCTGGAGAAACAGAAAAGACAATGAAGCTTGACTACGAGGATGTTGAAAATCCTCCTCTCCATCCAAACTGCAGGTGTTCAATAGGCGCAATTTTTTAAATAAGGGAGGCAAAGAAAGTGAGAAAAAAAGGAATTGAGATTAAGCAACTCATAAGGCCATTCGAGCTGAAGGAAATCAATGTCGAAGAGCGTACCTTCTCTGGCTACGCCGGGGCGTTTGGCAACATCGACGAAGGGAACGACATTCTCGAGAAGGGGTCCTGTGCCCGAACTTTTGCACAGCGGATTCCCGCCGGGCATATCAAATTCATTGACCAGCACAGTTATGGGGGGACCGAAAGACTTCTTGGAAAAGTAATAGAGGGAGTTGAAGACGACTATGGCCCCCTGGTCAAAATATATGTCTCTGCGGTGAAGGCAGGAGACGAAGTCCTGACAAAGATTAAGGAAAAGGTTTTGGATGCTCTCTCCTTTGGTTACGACACTCTGGACTTTTCCCTGGAGGAGAGAAACGGAATGGTGGTCAGGCGGCTGAAAGAGATTCGGATGTGGGAGGTGTCTGCCGTTATTTTCGGGATGAATCCGCTCGCTCTAATTAATTCCGAGTCGGTAAAATCGGTTCCCTCAATGCAAACATGGCCATTAGCCGCAGAAGATAGAGCATGGGATAGCACCAAGGCTGTCCGAAGCTGCAGAAAATGGGCTTCAACTGATGGATCCGGAGACAAGGATACAATCGACTGGAAGAAATACAAGAAGTGTTTCTTCTACTACGACCCCGCAGACGATGAGAGCTTCGGCGGATATAAATTGTGTTACGTCGAGGTCATTGACGGGAAACCCAAAGCCATCCCCAGAGGAATCTTTGCGGTAGCCGCAGTTCTCCAAGGCGCAAGAGGTGGGGTGGACATTCCTGATGCAGACAAGACAAAGATAAAGGGGCAAGTTGAAAGCTGGTACAAGAAGATGGACAGGACTGCCCCGTGGAAAGGATTAATTTTGTTATCAGCTGCAACAAAAGCCATGGGGATGGTTGATGAAATTAAAGAAGGTAGAGTGCTGTCAGCTTCAAGCAGAAAGTTGGTAGTGCAATCCATAGAGGTTTTAAACGCACTTCTTGACGCTTCGGAATCGCCTGAAAAGGCACTTCTGAAAGCCCAGGGGCTCGCAAGCAAGGAAGAGATAAAATTCTTGGAAAAAGAATTATCAGCTCTTAATATCAGGCTGACCGCTACTAATAGCATCGGTCTTTAGGAAAGGAGGTTAACAAAATGACTAATAAAGAAATTGCTAAACTTAGAGACGATATTCAAAAGGCTGCAAAAGAGGCTCAGGGCATTATGGATACCAACAAGGGGAAAGCTACTTCTGAGGCGGACGCGAAGAAGATTGACGAATTGCTCACCGAGGCAAAATCGAATCAAGATAAACTTGATGCCATTGTCAAAGACGAGGAATTTAAGCAAGATTCGAGCAAAGCTATCAAAGGAATTAGCGACTGGTTGAGCAAACCATCCCCGATGGTTCCCCATGATACCGAGCCGGTAAAGAGCAGAGGGCAGGCCAACGAGGACCTTCTTGATCCAGTGGCTGGTTATCTAACCTTGGGCGAGGCATTCGTTCTTTCGAAGACTTACCAGAACGGTCACAGGAAGAGTTTTGCTGGAGTTTCCGATTTTCCAGCCAAACTGAGAGTGACTAAAGATGGCCGTCATGTTGCTATCCACAAAAGCGAAGTTAAGGGAATTTCAGACGCTATCCGAGAAACAAAGGATATGACTGATTCCACAATTGGCGACATGATTGTTCCTGTGAGGCTTACGGAAACGATTGGCGATCTGCAAAGACCGTTGAGGATTAGGAATCTCTTGACCGTTGCACCAACCACCTCTTCGAGGGTACAGTATGTCGAAACTGACTTTACTCACGAGGCTGCGGAAACGGCAAGGGGGGCCACCAAGCCCAAATCCGATATGGAAGCCGAACTTAAGACGGTTACTGCTTCAATGATTGCACATTACATTCGAATCTCGAATCAGACTCTAAGAGATATCGGGCAACTTCAAAGCAAAATCGACACGGAGTTGGTTTATGGTCTTGACTTGCGTGAAGACTATCAATTGCTCTGGGGAGATGGTGTCGGCGCTAATCTGACTGGTATTCTCAACACCGTTGGGATTCAGGATTATGCAACCGCGATCCATGCTGCGAGAGGAGCTGTTGGGGATACTCTCTTGGACAAAATTAGGCGTTCGATAACTAATGTAGCTCTTCAATATTTGCCAGCTGACGGGGTCGTCATGCACCCGATTGACTGGGAAGTTTGCGAACTTTTGAAGGGGACCGACAACAAGTACATCTGGATTGTTGTTGCAACGGGCGGAGAGCCGAGAGTTTGGAGAATACCTGTTGTTGAGAGTGTGTCTTGTATCGACCCCGACGGGAGCGGAGAGCGTCATGCCGTTATCGGAAGTTGGAAGTTAGGAGCTACTTTGTTTGATGTTCAGGGAGCGACGGTTGAAATTGGGTATGCCGGAGACGACTTCATACAAAATATGAAACGAATCCGAGCCGAGAAAGAAGTAATTTTCCCGGTTTACTACCCGGCGGCGTTCATCGACATCAAGACAGAAGAGGCAGCGAGTTAGCGGAGAGGAGCGAGGAGGGCAGGTTATTTTGTGCCTGCCCTCACTATAAGGAGTGATAAATGGATACTGAAGCATTACTGAAATTAGCCGAAGAATGCGTTGTAAGCAACGAAAGCCCAGGAAAACTTGCATCCATGGTAAGAAGGCCATACATCAGATACTATGAGTTTTTGTTTAACCTCGCAAGAGAGACTAAACCAGAGCTGATGGTAGAACTTGGGACCAACCAGGGGATATCAGCCCTGCATTTCAAGGCGGGCCATACATCATGCCAGGTTATAACGATTGACATAAAGACAAGCCCGAAAGTAAAAAAGAATCTGAAAGAGAATAACATTATTTTGATTGAATCAGACTCGGTTGAAGCGGCATGCAAAGTGCCCAGCAATATCGACGTCTTGTTTATAGATGCAAACCATACCTATAAAAGCGTGAAAAACGACTTTGAAGCATATTTACCAAAAGTGAAAAAGGGCGGAATTATATTATTTGACGATATTTCTTTTGACAGGTTTTACAAGTCACACCCTAAGTCAGGGATGGATAGATTTTGGTCTGAATTAAAAGGAGACAAAGTCGACCTGGGCATATTGCACGCGGGGCCAGGTTTCGGAGGATTGATTAAGTGAAGCATTTTGTCATTACGAGATTCCAGTACCCAAAAGAATACAAGTTTATGGAGGAAAGGATAGAGCTTTTCAACAAGTTCACCAAGCCTTCTATTTGCAACCAGACCTGCAAGGACTTTGAGTGGATTATACTCGGCAATCCAGATGTGGATATACCGATAAAGCATAAATTTATATCGGGCGAAGGAGAAGGAAAAGCCCCGGCCTGTTGGGTGAACGCCAAAGAACTCTACCAAAGACATATTGACTACATGGTTAAAGAATCCAAGGGAGAGGATTTGGTTTTGATGACCAGAGTTGATAATGATGATATTTTGCTCCCGAATTATGTCGAGAACGCACAGAGAATTCTTACCGAACCGGGGCTCTTGGAGTTCAAGGGCTACCGGTTGGACTTGAGAACCAACGAGTTTTACATCGACCACCTGCACCACGAGGAATTGACGTCTCCATTTTTGACATTGGCGCAGAGGCCGGAAAACCTGAAGTCAGTCTATTCGCACAATCATTCGAAGATGTGGCAGCACTTTGACTTGAAAATATCCGAAAAGAGGAACTGGGTCCAGGTTATACATGCTCATAATTGGGTGCTAAACAGACCTTCTCCCGTTTGCATAAGAAAAATAGGGCAAAAAATAGAAATTCCTGCATTAATAAAGGAGATGATGGGGGAATGAAATTTGTTTATGTCCCATCACGATATAGTGGGAGCGGATATAAATATTTCTCTTTTTTAAGGCAGGAATACGGAGGGGTAGAACTATTACTGGGCAATTTGAAGCAAGACCTTAAAGTGATAAGACCCGATTTGGTTTTTGTCCAGGGCGACTGGATGCAAACTTACAAGGTCCCTTTGAATTTGGGCATTCCTTACGTCTTGGTTGAGCATGACGTGATGAGCCTGAGGACGAAACTTTCGAATGTCGAATTAGCAAACGAAGAAAGAATGATTACTTGCGCAAGGGCGGTGATATTCACGTCCGAAGACCACGCCGATTACGTTACGAGCAAGTATGTCAATTGCCCCGAACATCGGGTGATTCACCTGAAGCCGTTGCTGAAAGATGTTAACTTTAAACGCAATGACAAGAAATTGAGGGGCAAGCACTTGGTTTATGCGGGGGGAATCCAGCTAGAAAAGAGCAGACACGCCCGGTATGGATACAGGAGTTACCATGAAGTGTTCAAGTCTTTTATAGATGTCGGCTGGACTGTCCATCTATACCCGAACAACAGGAATAAGACGGCAAGATTCGACTATAAAGATTTGGGCTGTGAACTCCATCATCCATTGCCATATAATGAACTTTTGAGAGAAATAGGGATATATACCGCCGGACTTCTCGGGTACGCCAAAAACGGCGTCCCTTCCCAGGCTTTTGATTACACCCAGAAGTGCAGGCCGAACAAGAACTGGGACTACCTTGCGGCCGGGATACCCACGATAGCGGTTAACGCCGGGAACGCCGCGAACGAAGCGGTAAAAGGCGGGTGGGGAATAAGGGCAGACCTCGGGAATGGCGGGCTCAAGAACATCCACAAGAGGTTGCCTGAGATAACCGACAAGATGCGCTTCTCCCAAGTCATGGATTTGAGCAAGAAGAAGTTTGACGAGATAATTATGATAGGGTTAACGAAGAAGCGAAGCAATGAAAGAATAGAAATAATCGAAAAGGTAAAAGGAGGAAAAATTGTGATTAACAACAGTGATAAGTGGTTCATTACCAAAGACAGAGTGATTGATCCGAAAACAGGCAGGCTTCTATACGGCCGAAACAGAAGAATCCCATACAAAGAAGCGGTGAGGCTCGGGCTTGTCGAGAAAGTAAAGGTAAAGAAGCCCGCACCAACAGAAAACAAAGTGATTGTTCCGACCGAGAATAAGGCTGTTGTTCCTAAAGAGGTTATCATCCCTAAAAAAGATGAAAAAAAAGAGGAAGAATTGCCAAATGTTCAGGTGGACCCCGCTAAAATGGAACATTTGGAGATAGGCGCTCAATTAAAGAAAGAGATCTACTACTGCGGGAGTTTGACCCAAGCGGGCAAGCCCTGCAGAATAAGGGTTAAGAACAAAGGCGATAAATGCAAGAGGCACGACATGGGCTTTGTCCGGGAGGGCGAAAGCAGGCTTGCTGATAAATAGAGAGGTTTTAAATGGCAATTATTCTACCGATAGACGCAACAACAGATAATTCAAAATTAGCTTATCTTTACCGCAAGCAGGAAAAACTGCGTCTTTGGCACAATGAGATTGGGGCTTTGTTTAGAGCAGGGAAAATAGATGAGCGAAAATGGCTCAATTTCCTACACATATTTAAACCTTTAAATAGGGAACTTTGCAAAGAATTAAACGCAATCAAAGACCCGTTAATTACAGGCCTTGCGATAGCTCAAAAAATTGCACCTGTGGATTTTGATATTGTCGGCTGGAAAACTCCTTTTAAAGAAAATACTTTGTTTGAGAACTTAATTAAAGATGAAATTAACTCTTTGGTTATCCCTGATTTGGATTTGGTCTTTGTTGACCCGTATGAAGATTTTACAACTTTTACTGAATACGATTTGAATAATCATATTTCGGTCGACAGTGCCACGAAGGTTAGCTGGACAGGCATAAGCAGAAATGAGGATGCTTGGCTTTACAAAGATTATGGGATAGGGCATTTTGGAGATTTTGAGCATTTTACAGAAGGGCTTGTTTCTGCCCAAACCGCCTCTGGGTTTGGGATGGTTTGGGCAATGGCAAATATCATAGATGAGACAAGGGCTCAAAGGGATTCAACAGACAAAAATATGGATGCGTTTTTTTATGGGGGGACTCCTTTATTTTATCTCCAAACACAAGCCTCTCAAGACGGTTCAATATCTCTTTCTTTGAGTACGCTTTATTATTTTACGATTGAGCGAAGCGGGACTACCGGAACTTGTAAAATATATTCGGATTCAGGGAGAACAACTCTTTTAGACACATTAACAACAACTACCGCAACAACCACTTACAGATATTTGTATCCTTGCGCTTCGGAAAATGAAGCCACAGTCCAGACATCAACAGGCTATTGCCAAAATTTAGATATCCAAGAAGCAATTGCAGGGACTAAAAAAATGCTTGATGGTTTTGATACGGGAATGTTAAAAGGAGTTATGCTATGAAACAACTGATTTTAGACCTTTCGCCAACTTATATTCCGTTTCTTGTTCAATGCACGAAAGCAGCGGGGGACAAGGTTGACCCCACCGTTGATAATTTAATAATTTATGAGGAAGGTGGAGCAGACGCAACTTTTGATTCAACTCAGGTAACTGGCTCGCCATTCGACCCCGCACAGGTGAACTCTAAGACAGGTCTATGGGGTGTATTGGTTGCAAAATCGGTTTTCACGGCAGGCAAGTGTTATATTGCTCTTTGGGAAATGACCGTTGACGGAGTTACTACTGCAAAAGTTGAAAAATATCTTGCAAAGAATTCTTCCGAAGTAACTCTTGATGAAATGAAAGGTGCAACTTGGAATAGTGCAACAGATACCCTGGAACATATCAGAGATGCGATTACTGCGTTAACTCCGGTGGCTCACGTAGCAAGCGGGAGAACTTTAACTTATGGAACAGAAACAAACGCATATACAGATACTCAAACTGCAAATTCCACTCATCATCAAATTAATTGTGTGGCTGTAAACGGATTAGATATTCAATATACTTTCACAATCGGGACAAATACCAGACCGCAAAAAATTAATATTATCGGTAGGTATGAAGCGGCATCTCCAGCAGCAAATCATTATGTAGAAACTTATGCTTATAATTATTTAACTGCCGGCTGGGATAAGATTTCGACGGTCGATAATAGGATGGAACATAGCACTTCTGACCAAAATTATTCATACGTTTTAAATGAACATCACTTTGACCCAGCAACGGGAAATGCAATAATCAGATTTGTTGGGGCTGATGTAAATACACTTTATGCTCTATATCTTGATTATTTAGAATTTGCCACAACGGCTGGTTCTTGTTGTCTATCGCTTTCAGAAATAAGCGATGCAGTTTGCTTAAGGGATGTTACTGCATCATTAGACCCTGCAACCTTTTTGAATAGAGTAAAAAGATTGGTGGCGGTAACAACGGAAGTTTCAGCTTCTGATACTGCTTCCTCTTTTACAATTGCAGCAGGGAAAGCAAGCGATGATGCCTATAAATATATGCTGGTTCGTGTTACCGATTTGACTGATGGCAATATTGAAACCAGGTGGATTACAGGATATACAAGTGGTAGGGTTGTGACTTTGGATGAGCCATTATCTTTTACCCCTGACGTTGATGATGAAGTAAGAATTTTAAATATGTATATCAAACTTCCTTCATTGGTGTTGGCCGACTACAAGGCTACGGGATATTCGACCCATTCAGCGGCGGATGTCTGGACAAATGCCACGAGGACATTGTCGAGCTTCGGAACATTGATAACTGATATGTGGCATCATCTGCTTGAGAATATTACAACCGCAAGTTCAATCGGTAAGCTGATTAAAGATTACTTGAACGCTACGATAGACTCAAGACAACCCGCTGGCTCGGTTGACCTTAATCCAGACCAGTCTGGGGTAACTATTGGAACCACGAACACAAATGCAGATATGAGGGGAACAGACGGAGCTCTAACCGATAAGGCAGGGTTCTCGTTGTCTACTGTTGGGATATTGGCAATCTGGCATCAATTACTTGCCAACATTGAAACTGCTGGGTCGATAGGTAGGTTGATTAAAGATTATTTAGATGCGGCAATATCTTCAAGAATTTCCAGAATAGAGGCCACAGAAGACAAAGAAGCAATAATCACAGAGATAGATGCAAACGAAGTCAAGCTGGATACTCTCTTGACCCGTCTATCAGCTTCGGTTGCAACCGCTCTAACCAAATTAGCAGATGCGGCAATAGCAGGGACAGAAACAGCAGGCTCATTATTTAAACTATTCTATGATAGAGTAACTGGGGCAGTTGCCCTGGATTCTACGGTGGCGAAGGCCGATGCGCTTGCTACGGTGAACGGGATAGTGGACGACATCAAGGAAAAGACGAAGAACATACCCGCCGACCCAGCATCTTCCCAGCACCTTGTAGGCGGGGCGATAGTCTACAACTCGACGAACCGAAGCTTGATTATAAATGCCTATGTGGAGAAAGACGGGGAACTTCAGACTGCACCGACATCGGCGACTTGTAGCATATATGATGCGGACGGCTTAATCGTCGGCTCCCAGATGAGCGATGCTTCGCCTGATTCCCATGGGGTATTCAAATTCACTCAGGAATTGACTACAGTTTTGGCGGATGAGGTTTATTACGCGAAAATTGAGATAATATTGAACGAAGTTACGCACAAGGGAATGATACCTATGGCGACGGCGGACTAAAATGAGAATAATTAACTTCAGGCGAGCTAAAAACGTGTATATGAATTTGCTGGGCGGGTTGGTTGTCGATTCCGGCAGTATGCTTTTTGGATTGATGGTTTCACTGCCAATTTACCAGACGCTTGAAGTCAATGCGCATAATAAATCACTGGAAGTTGATGGACACGATAAGGAATTATCCGTAAGCGCGCATCACAAAACGTTTAGCGTCGGGAAGGTGAGACGATGAGAACGATTTTTGAAACAAAGGAACCGGAAGAGTCTTTTATTTACAGCGTGAATTTCTCGGACGACATGAACGGGGAAGAAGCAATTTCATCTGTTGTGATTGACGACGGGAGCGAGTCGGGAATACCAGGAACCATTGACGGAAAAGAAGTCACCTTCAGGGTTTCAGGCGGGGTGGCAGGAGAAAGAAAGATATACCACGTGGCAATCACGACCAGCGACGCAAACGTTTGCAAGGCCAATGTTATCTGGGAGATTGTGGAACAGCCCGGGACAACATCGCTTGTAACAATATCAGAACTTCGTTCCTATCTGAAAATCGAACATCGAGAAGAAGACGTGTTGCTCAATGACATACTAAGGGAAGTGGAAGCAATATTTCGGCAGCTGGTCAGGAGGGCAATCGAGGTCGAGACGGTAGACGAGGTTGTCAGGCCGGGAGGGAAAGAGACGACTCTCTTCCTTAAGAATTTTCCCGTCAACGACGCCGAGGATTTTGTGGTTCTTGACTCGGACGACGAAGAAGTCGACGAAGACAATTACGAACTGGACCCCGTTCTCGGGACGGTGGTCGGAGATTTCAGCGGAACTTATTACACTGTCACATATACGGGTGGGTTGTCGGTTAGTTCGAGATACTCAACCGAGATTTTGCCGAGCATAAAGAGAGCTATAAAGCTTTGGGCGTCGGATACTTATTACCACCGTTCGCCGAGGGTCACTTCCGAAAAGCTCGGGGACGAAACAACCCACTTAGACGGGATAGCGGTTCCAAGGCAAGTAGCCAGCATAATCAATTTTTACAGGAGCAAAAATGTATTTACATAGACAGAGATTTACAATTTATAGGAGAACCCAGGAATTGGTAGACGGCGAAGAAGTGACGACCCTGAGCAAGGTTGCAGAAATATGGGGCAAGATAAGATCGCTAAGGGCGAGTGAGCAGAGGGTAACCGGCAGCAAGCCGGAAGAGTTTTCAGATTCCAGATTTTACTGCTCGCCCTATGCCGATATTGCATTCAGGGACTTGATTGACGATGGGACGACTACCTTCAGGGTTCAGACAGATGTTCCGAGAAAGGGCATTGGTGATAATGTGGAAATTGACTGCATAACAGACCCTCAAGCAAAAGTAGAGATTGAGGCATTATGAGAATAGCAATAGTTGGTTGTGGGGTAGTTGGTGGAAACTTGGCGGCGGTATTTGAAGAAAAGACCAACTACAAGATAATAAGATATGACCCGGACAAGGGGTTTGTCGGTGACATTTCCGACGCGGACATTGTTTTCATCTGCATCAACGATGAGGATTACAACTTTGCAAAGCTCAAGTCAGTAGCTGATTATGTCTGCAATGAAAACAAAAATGGCTTAATCGTTATCAGAACAACCGTCATCCCCGGCACGACGGACAATTTTATTTCAAAATATAATCGCAAGTTTGTTTTCATGCCAGAGTTTCTAAGAGAAAAAACTGCATGGGAGGACACGGTCGACCCTGATAAACTGGTAATTGGAACCCACGAGAGGTCCAGTGCCGAGCTCCTGGTATTGCTGTTCAGCTTTTATTCTGGCGTAGAGATACTTGTCATGAAACCAATTGAGGCAGAACTTGCCAAGATTGCTTTGAACTCGCTGGGGGTTGTAAAAGTCATTTTTGCGAATGAACTATACGAGATTGCCAACACTTGTGGGGTTGACTACAAGCAGCTATATAAAGTATTTGAAACTGACCAGAACATCTGCGAAAGGCATCTCAACCCAACCCACGACGGATACAGGGGGGCTTCGGGAAAATGCCTACCCAAAGATGTCGGGTTTTTGATAGAAACAGCCAAGACCAAAAAGGTAAACTCAAAGTTATTGAAGCTGGCAAGGAAAATAAACAACGAATTGCTCGAATCAAGGGGATCTGATGGCTAAAATATACTGGTATCAGGCAGCGGTGATAAAAACGGTGGAATCAAACGCTAAGAGGAACTTGGTAAAGGCACTGATTGTTGCCGAAACGGAGGCAAAAAAGCTCTGCCCTGTTCGTTCAGGCAGATTAAAAAGCTCTATAACCCATAAAGTAAAAGGGATGAAAGGGCAAATAGGTTCAAGGGTCGGTTACGCCGCCCCTCAGGAATTTGGGACCTACAAGATGAGGGCGCATCCATACCTTCGACCGGCAATAATTAACAAAGCGAAGGAAATAGAAAAGATAATCGGGGAGAAACTGTTATGAGTGATTTTTCAGATTTGCTGAAATCATTGCAAGCCAAGATAGCTGATAATTCCGCGGTCCAAGCATTGGTCAGCGAATTTGACGGCCAGCCTGCAGTATTCGTTGGGACAGTCCCAGTTGGGGCCGTTCTGCCTTATGTCTTGGTATTTCTGATTGTCGATGTTCCTTTTGACACTCATGATCGGAAAGGGGAGAGGGCTCTTTATCAAGTTTCAGTATTTGCAAGAGGAAGTTATGAAGCAAAGGATATTCTTAGTGCGGCGAACGATGCCTTGCACTTTGAAAAGACTTCACCGGGAAGCTACAGCTGCTTGAACGTGAAGAGAACCGCTGGCCCGAGGTGTGTTTTCGAGCCCAAAGAAGAGGTCAGTCACGTAAGCGCCGACTACGAGGTTTTGGCCCAAATTTTGGGTTAAACTGGGGATACAATAGCATTGAAGTTGAAATAAAATGGCTTAAATCGCGAATCAGGAGGCCGTTTTTGACAGGTTTAGAAGAATTTGAAAGGGGGTGATTTCTAATGGCGATGGTTCCACATGGCACTACTTTTACGTTCAACGAAGAGGTGGTAGCCGAACTAACAGACGTGGATGGTCCTGGAATGAGCGGGGAAGAGGTTGAAGTTACTTCTCACGATTCGAACTGGTGGAAGGAATTTTTGCCGGGTCTGATTGATGGTGGAGAGATTTCACTTTCTGGAAATTATGTTCCCTCAGACGACGGGCAAGCCGCAATTCTTGCCGGACTGAAAGGGCAGACCGTGGCAGCTTGGGCAATTACTTACCCGAATAGTTATGGCTGGTCTGGCGAGGGGTTCGTAACAGCCTTTGAACCAACGGGGCCGCACGGGGACAAGAGCGAAATTACAATGACAATAAGGACAACTGGAGAGATAAGCGAGGTGACACCAGGTAGCTAATGACAAAACTAAAAGATTTGAAAAAAAAGTCAATCCAAATTGAACTTGACGGAGAAACCTATTATTTTCGTTTTGACTTGAATGCTCTCGCCTTGGTAGAAGAAAAATACGGCGATTTAGCAAAAGCGATGGAACGGGCAAAAGAAGGTTCCATCCTTGTCATTCGTCACATGTTTTGGGCGGGGTTGCAGGCAAGTCATCCAGACTTGACCGAATTGGATGTTGGGAGCTTAATTGATTCTTCAAACGTGAATGAAATTGCTGAAAAAATGAACGCAGCTCTTGATACCAGCTTGTCCAAGCCAAAAAAAGGTGACCCAAAAAACGAAATAGCCCCGTCGACTGGGGCTACACAAGACTCTGTGCCAGAAAAATAAGCATTTCCGAAGAGGAATTTTGGAAATTGACACCGAAAGAGCTTGAGATTGAGCTGGAAGCGGCTTCCAGGTGGCAAGAAGAAATCGAGTTGCCAAAACTTGCCATACTTGCCACGTGGACGGCCGTTCAAACAAGGGGGAAGAAGCTGAAATCCATCAAGCAGCTCTTGAAGGGGAAAAAGAAAGCCATGTCGGCGATAGAGATGGTGTCAAATTTGATGACAGTTCACGAAGCGGCTTTGAAGGAAAGGGAGAAAGAGAATGCCAATGAAGGCGGGCGAGGCCTGGGTTGACCTAAATCTTAGAAGCAATCTGGCCAAGGGATTTGGGAAGGCTCATACCCAGCTAAAGGGAATCGGGACAAAATTGAATAAAATCGGCAAGGGCATGACGATGGGGCTCACTCTCCCGATTGTTGCCGCTGGCGGGGCTGTCTTAAAATTCGGGGCGGACTTCCAAAAGGCGATGACTGAGTCTCTCGCCATTGTTGATGGGGTTACTCCGAAAGTTAGAAAAGAAATGGAGAAGACCGCAAGGGACGTTGCCAAGACAACCCGCGCTTCCGCCAAAGAAGCTGCCGAATCCTACTTTTATTTGGCTTCTGCCGGTTTGGACGCCGCGGCTTCAATGAAAGCTCTACCTGTTGTTGCGAAATTTGCTCAGGCCGGTAATTTTGACATGGCCCTGGCTACCGATTTATTGACAGATGCTCAGTCTGCTTTGGGAAAATCTTTTGATGACCCGATTAAAAACATGGAAGAGATGACTAAGCTCGGAGATATTTTGGTTAAAGCCAATACTTTGGCCAATGCCTCAGTTCAGCAATTTTCTGAATCTCTTACAAATCGTGCGGCCGCTGCTTTAAAAATGGTTAACAAAGATACTGAAGAAGGCGTTGCCATTTTAGCGGTATTTGCCGACCAAGGCGTTAAAGGGGCCGAAGCGGGAACAAGATTAGATATTGTTTTAAGAGATTTACAAACAAGGGCGATTAAAAATAAAGAGGCATTTAAAAAATACAATGTTGAAGTTTTTGATTCTGCCGGCAAAATGAAACACACGGCAGACATTGTAGGCGACCTCGAAAAAGCCCTTGATGGCAAAAGCGATGCGATGAAACGTTCAATTTTAATGGAAATGGGGTTTCAGGACAGGTCAATATCCTCACTTTTACTGTTGGTCGGAAATTCTAAAGCACTACGTGAGTATGACGGCGGATTGAGAAATGCTGCCGGGACGATGGACAGCGTCGCAAAGAAGCAGATGAAAAACCTGATTGACCAGCTCGGGTTGATTAAGGACAAGTTGATTGATGTAGCCATTGGTTTGTCTGAGGTTTTAATTCCAATTGTCGAAAGTCGTGTAGTCCCGGTTATCGAAAGATTTGCTAACGGACTAAGTAAAATAGCTAAGAAATTCAGCGCTCTTGATCCAAAATGGCAGAAAGCAATTCTTGCCGGACTTGTTTTTGCGGCGGCGCTTGGACCAGTCTTGATGATTTTGGGCAAACTTATTTCGGCAATAGGGGCAATAGCGGGCGCTCTTAAATTTTTAACCATTCCCATTCTTCTCATAGTTGGAAAAATTGCGTTGATTGTGGCAGCGGTTACAGTATTTATTGCAATCTTTGTAAAATTATACAAGAAAAATGAAGAATTTAGAAATAAGGTTTTGAAAGTTTGGAATCATATTAAAAGTGCGGGGGTTGAAATTTGGCACTCCCTTAAAGATACTTTTTTGAAAATTTGGGGTAGCCTGGCTAAGGCCTGGGATAAATGGGGAAAGCACATAATGACTGTTGCTAAATTATACTGGAATCAAATTGGCACTAACATCATGTTGGCGGTTAGCGCAATAAAGAATGTAATCCTTGTTGCCTTGGCTCTAATCCGCGGAGACTGGCGAGAAGCTTGGGATATAATTGCAAATATTGCAACGACCACTTGGAACACAATCAAAATAGCGATTTCAACCGCATTAGATGCTATCAAGTTGGCGATTGTAACTAAACTTGAAGAATGGAAGATAGCAATAATTGAGTGGTTTGTAAATATGAAAGATGTAGTCATCCCTGAAAAACTTGAAGAATGGAAGACTGCAATAATCGAATGGTTTACAAATATGAAAGATGTCGTCATACCCGAAAAGTTCGAAGAGTGGAGAATTGCAATAATTGAGTGGTTTGAAAGCATTCCCAGCCAAATTACCACAGCTCTTGATGGATGGATGACCGCGATAGAGGGATGGGCTACGGCACAAAAAGAAAGAAATGCCGAAAAGTTCGAAGAGTGGAGAATTGCAATAGTCGAATGGTTTGAAAGCATTCCTGGGATAATTACCACTCAATTAGATGAATGGAAAAAGGCGATAACAACTTGGTATGAAGAGACAAAAAAGGATATTGAAAATAAATACGCCGAATGGGAAGCTAAGATAAAAAAATGGTTTGAAAATGCCCCTGCTAAGATTAAGGCATGGCTGGTAAATTGGAGAAGCACATTGATAACTTGGTATATAGAAACAAGGGCAGCCATTATTAAAAAACTGGATGAATGGAAAAAATCAATTAAAGCATGGTTTGTGAATCTTAGCAAAATGTCCGAAATAAGAAAATCCGGCGAGGACGTAGTCAAAGAAATAGCTGGGGGCACGGAAGATGAAAAGAAAGACTTTATTGACAGACTGGGAAAACTAATTGTAGATGTGGCTCTTGCCGCCTTAGGAATGGCATTAATCGCATTGGTCGCTGTCGGCAAAGACATCATTCGAAGAATTCTTGAAGGAATAGACAAAATGAAAGAAGACATGAAGCAGGCAGGGCGGGACATAGTTATCGGACTTTACAATGGCATAAACGATAAGGTCGAATGGATAAAAGGTAAAATCGGAGATTTCGTTGATTCCGTAAAAGGACATTTTAAGAAACTGTTTGGCATTTCATCACCGTCAAAATGGTTTCTAAAAATGGGCGGGTTTATGGTTGATGGCCTTGCGTTGGGCGTCAAGAAAAAGACTCCCAAGTTTGTAACCATACTTGACACCTTGTTTTCAAAAGCAGCTGAGTTTGGAAACAACATCGGCAATATTTTTGCCGAACTTCCTGAAAAAGTTGAAACTTCTCTTGATGACTTAATCGTCATGCTGGAAAACAAACTTGCAGCCATCGCTCAATGGAACAGGAACCTTGCCACAATCCAGCGAACAATGGGTTCCGAGTTGGCTAATTACCTTGAAGGCCTGGGGATGGAAGAAGCGGGCATAATAGAAGCGGTTGCCGGTGGGATTACCGCCGGAAGCACTGCCGCAATCGAACAACTGGGGGGGTTGATCGGGGAGCTGGTTGACCTTGAGGTAGCACCGCCTCCGGCTGAAATTGCTCCTTACTTGCGACAGGCCGGAGAACTTGTTGAACCAACCGGATTCAAAGAATATGGCGGGGTTGTCCCCTATGTCGAAAGCCTGCTGGGCAGGCTCGCTGGGGAAACAGTCCCATTGATGGTAGACAAGCTAAAATCGGAAATAGAGAGAATAGCATACGCCACGGGCGGGTTAGAGGTGGTCGGGTTGGCGAACGGGGGGGTCGTAACTTCCCCGACCTTGGCGATGGTGGGGGAAAAGGGGCCAGAGGTGGTTGCCCCCTTAAGCGAAATGCACAAAGATACCCTTATCACTGGAAATAATTTTTATATCAGAGAAGAGGCAGACATTGAAAAAGTTGCTCGCAGGTTAACTATTATGAGAGAGGCGAGGGCATGAACATAAATTCGATTGTAATTAAATCTCGAAGTGTAGATTCCAGTATCTCTGGAGAGACTTTTTCGGTAGATTTTGTTCTTCACGGCGCTGTGGCTGAAGTTAAAAAGCTCAAAAAACAACTTGAAGAAACAGCTAAAAATGAAGATATTAAAATAATTTATCTTTCTTTTACTCACGACACCTCGCTTTCGGGTTGGTATAAGATAAGCGACGCATCAGTGGAGTACCGACTCGCCTCAATCGGCAATACCAATGCGTATCTGTTCGGTTCACTTTCACTGACAAGAACTGGCTCCCACTTTCAGGATAAACAATTAATCCTTGCAACGGATCAGGTAACCCTTGCAAATGACTTTTCCGAACTCACAGGGCTTCCCGTTCTTTGCTTGCCCTATGGGGCGACTGGTTACTCAGGAGATGGGACGAATATTCAGAGAACTGGCACAGACGGCCAATTGAATCTTTACAAATCTTACACGAAAGAATACCCTGCTTTTGAGCTTACTGAGGCCAATATGTTTAAGGGCCAAGTTCACGTCTGGGATACAAAGGGCGAGGCCTCAGAGGACGACTGGGAAGAGGTTTTCGGGGGCCATCATAAATTTGACGACCCCGAGCACTGCGTTATTGAGAACTCTTTAGTTCGGATAAAATATCCTGCCGCTACTCAAAAGGGCGACCATAGATTATATTTCTACAAGTCTACTGCTTGGCAGGAGTGTTTCGACGACAATACCTATATCGGCTCATATCCCACAGCAGAATACGACCGAGTATCAATCTTAAGGATTACTCAAGAGGAAGCCATAGTTGAATTTGAAAACAATAGCCATACCACGAAGTTTAAGAAGACGATAACTCTAAAGCGTGGATGGCTTGGATATAACGTCGATATTGATGTGAAATGCACAACATCTATTGAAACCAGAATCGGCTCAAATGCTACCGCGGAAAAGCGGGGTTCGACAAGAACGAATGTCATGTTCGCCTCGGCTGCTGATGGAAATGGGCTCTATGATTTCATCGCTAAGACAAAAGACGATTATGCTGACACCAAGATAGCGGATATGGAAACGGATGAGTCTTGGTCGGCTGGGGCAGCTGATACCACGAATTACCGCGAAGGGGCGCAAGGGCTTAAGCTATCCCCTACCGCCACCAACACGGTAACATCGGTTCTTACCCAGGCGTTAGATTTATCTGGCTATGCTGACACGGATTATATTGATATATACGTTTATATTGACAACATTACAAATTGCTCTCAAATTGCTTTGCGTTTTAAAGTGGATGCCGGTAACTATTATGAGGAAGTTGTTGCAGCCGCTTCGTTGGCAACAGGGATAAATCATCTTCATTTGTTAAAATCAGCTTTCGCGGCCACAGGAACGCCTACCTGGGCGACCATAGCCACTCAAGAAGTCGAGGCAACTGCCTCTGCTGCCGGAACGCTAAACGCAACCTTCGACGATTGGTATGCGATAGAAAAAGAGCTTCGGACTTCCAGGACCAGTTCGACTGATTACGAATTTCAATCCTTTCTTGGAGCTGCCGAATCACAATACACGGGTGATTCCTCGGCTGAACAAATCGGGCTTCAATCCTTAATTGACGTTACCGGTGAAGTGGTGGTTGTCGATGTCTAATTTCTATCAGGGGCTAATGAAAATGGGTTCTTTTGATGTGGGTATAAAAAATGCCGTAACAAAAGATGGCAAATTAAAGGATTTGATTGACGAATTTGACACCATTTGGATTTGCAAGGATTGCCCAAGAGGACAGGCAAAAAAAGGGTGCCCTTTAGCCGACCAGGAAGAAGAAGGAAACTCTCTCGGCTATATAAGTTCAAAGTCGAAGACCTGGGATATTAAGACCGAATGGGACACGAAGGTAGATTCCTCCAATATAGACACTGCTTTTCGTGATGGCTCGGTTGTGGCCTCACATGCTCTTTCGGCTGAAGCCAAAGGGGAAAATCAGGAAACCCAAGACGCTTCTCAAGTAATTAGAAAGGTGGGGGCATCTTATAGAGAAAGTGGCGGGCAAACCTTCGAGTTTCCATCCACAACCTATTCTGTTAATCGGGAGTATCTAATATCAGCCATCGAATTATATATGTTTGAGTCTGGCCTTCCGGCAGATACTACGATGTGGTGGGACATATATAATTCAGAAGAAGATGGGGTTAACGAAGATACGATCAACCGCCTGGCAACAGGATACTGGCTGGCAAGTGAGGTCGGCGGGGCTGATTGGTACAAAAAATCGTTTACCCCAGTAGCAATCGATTTGGACAATCAATATTTTCTCCCATTGTATTGCTCAACAGGCGGACTATACGCTTATTTCGCCTGGTATTACAACACGGCCGCTGGTTATGCTGATGGAGAAATGTGGTTCCAACAAAATTTTGATGATGACTGGCATTTAACGGGTTGGGACCAGGCCTTTAGAATCTATTATAAGTATCGAATTTACCAGACGTCCGCCTATATCACCATGCAGCATGATTGTGGAGCTGATGTCAGCTCTTATGTTTCGGTTGTTCCCACAGAAAATAATCATTCTGGGGCTTCTATTTCATACCAGTATAGAAGCTCTGCTGATGCCTCTTCTTGGACTGGCTGGACAGCGACCTTAGGCGATGTTACCGTTCAAAGATACTTTGAGGTCAAGGCGACATTCACAAGCGATAGTGCCGATTATACCGCAGAACTTCAAAAACTTGTTTTCAATTACGAAACAACCACCACCGAGGCATACAGGCCGACAAGTTTATCCTGGAAGGGCTGCGATAAAACCAATGTCGAATTTATCGGCCCGATAACCGATATTTCTCTAAAGAATGATATTTTAACACTTCAAGGGAAAGGGCTCGACTTTTATTTAGGGGAATCCGACAGAGGGAACATTATCGAATCAAAGTCCTTCAAGGATGTTGATGCTAATTATCTCATAATGTGGCTTTTGGGCGGTTACTATTCATTATTTGAGGATGATTTCAACCGCACAGATGATACCGATATTGGGAGCGATTGGGTGGAGGAGGCCGCTGACTGGGAAATAAAAGACAACGAGCTATACCAGAAAACCACAACAGCGGCCAACGGAACGACTACGACAAGGGTCAGGCGTGATTTGTCATATACCGCTCAACAAACTAAAAGCATGAAGGTTGTTTGTGATTTCCAGGTTATTCTATCAGCTTTCACCGGTGATGGCGTGGGGGATTTTATCCGAGAAAACCCCAGGTTCTATCCATATTATAATAACGCGAGTAACTATTGTTATGTCGAGTTTTTATACGACCGGCTTTATGGAGACAGGCTTACTGCCCAATTAAATTTGATTGCCTATGATGATGGCAATCTGGTTATCAACGAATATCAGGCAATCTTTGATATTTCAAGTGCGACTTCTGATGATGAACCAGGAGTAAAAAATCTTCAAATCCACATTGACCAACTACCAAATGGAAGCTACTTGTTTGATATACGGTTAAACAGGACCAAAATCTTTTTTGAAACCCTTACAATGACAAACCGGCCATCCGGATATGTGAAAATTGAGAACATAATGAACCAGGCTCACACGGGAACACCCGAAAGCGTATGGGGCGAGTTAAGGGTTGACAATTTTTCCATAGACCAAATGCAATCAGCCGTGCCGATGGGGACGATAAACATAGCCCCAGATACTTCAGTTGCTATCGAAAAAGAAACACCGAGAACGGTTATCAGAAGAATCTGTGATAGTTTGAGCAAGTATTACAGATTCAGAAGAACGGGTCATTTTGACTTTGGCTCACTGGCCGAACTTTTCTCTGACAGGGATAGGGTTTACTCTAAAAAAAGAAAGACTTTGGTGGACGAGAAAAACAACAAATCGTCAGACGAAATTGTTACGGGGGTTCTGGTTCTCGGTTCAGGCGAAGGAACGAAAAAAGTAGCCGCCAAAAAGACCCAGACTCTTGGATATTCAACATTGTTTGGGAGAACCTTAAAACTTGAAAAGGTTATAGAGGATTCAGCTATCCCGGATAAGGCAACAGCAGACCAACTTGCCGAATCATATCTATCTAAAAACGCCGAAATGAAAAAGGCATATAGAATTTCGGTAAACGATTACAACAAATACAAGGATGAAGAGGATTTACAAATTGGCGATACCTGTTTGTTCCACAACCCCGACATTGGGCTGGAAGATACGGATAATGAGGAAATAATAGCAGGGAAAAAGGTAAACCCGATTCGATTAAGGGTAATTGGAAAATCGGCCCCGATAGATAAAACATGTTCGGTTTTTGTCTTAGATGGCAACAATAGACAAATTTGGCTGAATGATTATCTCCAAAGAACAGAAGGCAGTATTTCTTTGGAGATTTCGGATAATGTAATTTCTTTTCTCGATGACGATACAGAAAAAAGACTGGATTCCAGGGTGAAATACCCGCAAGAAGGGAGCGAGGTTTAAATGGCACACTCAAGAACTTGGATACAACTGCATTACGGCAGGGCTGGCAAGAACATCATCAAGTCAGACATGCCGATTCTGGGCAAGGTTTGGGTGCACAGGAAGGCAGAATACCAGCTCAGGTCCGCCTTGCAGGAACTGGAAGACAAAAGATTGTCCAAACTGATATCAATTGCTCAATGGAAGGCTGGTGGAGGCTGCTACGTGTATCGCAAGATGCGGGGCAGCAACAATCTTTCCCATCACAGCTGGGGAATTGCCATTGACCTCAACCATCAATCTTGCCCTTTTAAATCTCTCAGAAAGCAAGACCAAAGATTGGTTGCAATCTTTGAAAAGTGGGGATTTGAGTGTGGGCAGAATTGGCGGACAGTCAAAGACCCGATGCACTTTGAAATAGTGAAAATCATTAAGGAGGCAGAAGTGAAGAAGCCGCACTGGGGGGATAAGGACTTAGAGGAATTGAAAACGAACGGGTACATTACGTCAAGCAAAGACCCGGAATCATCTGTTATATGGGCAGCGTTCGCAAAAGTTTTTAATCTGGGGAGGAAGAATTTGAAGAAGCTGATATTTACTGTTGCCATCGAAATTCTTGTAGCAGTAAAGCACAATGAAATCGATAAGCGAATCAAAGACTATCAAGAGAGGCTGAAAAGATGTCAGAAATAGATGTAAAGATTGCCAAACTGGAGGAGAGAGCAGACACAAACGAGGAATATCACAAAAAACTAAACGGTTCGCTTGACAAGATTTGGAAAGTAATTGGTTCGCTGAGAGATAATCTTGTTGACTATAAGGTTGAATCGGACAAGAAGCCGTCGTGGTCAATCGCTGTCTTGATTGGCGGGCTTCTGAGCATGTGCACGGCGATGGCAACCTACATTCTGATGGTTGCGAAGTGACCTGCCCGTTTTTTCAAGTTCCCTTCAACTGCCTGAAGACCAACGAGGGTTGCGAAGGGATGGGGTGTATAGACTTTTTTCTCTACATACTGCGAGGGGGAGAAATGAACTGCCGATATTTTGACCACATAGCCGAAACCTGCGACCACGAGGACAACAGAAGCCAGCCGTGCGAAGGGCCGAAGTGTGAAATCAGAAAAAGGGAAGAACAGGCAAGGATCACCAAAGCGGAAATCTTCGAAGAGGCAAAAACAATGGCTCACTGCGTTTTGTGGCTTCTCTATCTTGCGACGGGAAATAAGTACGCAATCGTAAAGCAAGAAGGGAAAGTGAAAAGTCCTTTTATGACTATTTGACAGAGGGGTATAATGTTGGAAGACTTCATTTCGCACTTGCCTGTTATTTTGTTCTTTGCATTGATAATAATACTGAATCGATTGAGAAAAGGAGGTGATAAAGATGATTGAGGGATATTTAATCTCACTCGCGGAACAGTATGCCCTTGTTGTTGTTGCCACCTGGGTGCTGGTTGAATTAATCAGGGCCTGCCCGTTCTTGGGAAAGTGGCTCAAGAAAATGAAAGTGAAAGGAGAGAACATCGCTTTTTGGGTTGGGGCTTTTCTTACTACTGCTGGAATTATCGTTAATTTCTTCCCTTGGCAGACACCAGCAGATATTTTTGTAATTCTGGTTGTTTCGTTCATAGCGGTTCAAAAAGCAAAAGATGCTCATAAAAAAGTTATGTCGGATTTAAGTGTGTTTGGAATAAAATTATAAAGTTAAAGTGGTAAAAAGAGGGCTGGCGAGAGTTGGTCCTCTTTTTGTATTAAAAACAAATATTGACAAAATAGGTATGTGTGTGTTATAATAAAATTAGAAATTAAAAAGGAGAGGATGAAGATGACAAAAAAAGAGTTAATAAAAACCATCGAAGAGGAAGCTGAAAAGCAAGTTGGAAAAAAGTTCAAGACCAACCCACTCAATTTCTTCAGCAGCTACAAAAACAGAAATAAAGAAGACCTGCAAAAAATATTAATTTGGCTACAAGGAGGGGACTTAACAATATAAATATAGCCGGAACGCTCCTTCGGGGGCGTCCACCGGAGAGCCGAACTGGTGCTGATGAGGCAGGCGAAAGGAGAGGAATAAGATGAGAGATACAAAATATTGGGGAATGGATGATTGTATCGGTTGTCAAGGGAAAGCAGACAAAAAAATAACCCAATATAGCATAAAAAATTGGATTGAGTTTGCAAAAGAAAATTCTATTCCTGATGATTGCGAGTTATCTCACTTTGCCAAAGAATTTGATGAGTGTGAGCGGGCAATCCTCCCTTTTGGGATGGCCAATTATCTCCAACAAATATATGAGGAGGTTGTAGACGCTTTTGAGTATGTCTGCAAAAAGGATGTTCGGGCAGAGTTGAAAATCATTTTTGAGCAAGCAAAAGCAGTTTGCATTGAAAATTTAGACCGCTTGCCTGAGGTATCAAAAGCAAACAGAAAAGCAAGTGAAAAGTTAAGGAAAACACTTGAAGGGATTTTACATACTAAGGAGGTGAAATAAGATGAAGACAAGAACCGAAGTTATAAATGGTGAAACTTGGAGATGGGCAGAGTTTTCCGAAAAAGAAAAAGGACTTGCGTTGGCAAGAAGAACCTTAACTTTCACAGGCTCAAGAATAGAAGATGGAGAATTTTTCATTGAGTTTTCCGATTTGGGCTTAAAAGACCTTTGGCCATTTGAGGAGGTGGAATAGATGGGTAATTTATATGGTTGGATGGGAACCCGAATAAGAAAAGGAGGAAAAGAAGGAAAAGTGGTTTATGATGTGAATGGGGTATATAGAACCCTTGGTGTTAAATTTGAAGATGACACCACAGAAGAGATAGTAATGAATAATGTTGGGTCAGACCCTGAATATATCCATCAGTATGAATGGTTTAGGAGAATGACAAATAAATGGCATCGTTTTTAATAAAAGAAAAGGAGGAGGAATAAAATGAAACAAACTAAATTTCAAATTGAATTTGTATCCGGAGTGTTTGCAATTGAAAATGGTTTCAGCAAAAATGAAGCCAAAATAAAGGCTCAAGCAAAACAAATAAACAAAGGGAGTGATTACCGAATTAAATCTATTCATGAAATTGAAGAGGCGGGCTTGAAATATGACAGGTATGGGAGAATTCTTGATTAAACTAAGGAGATTAAAATGATTAAAGTGAACGAATCAAAGCTGCAAAAGGCAAGCTGGGAACCATTAGCAAAGCATTGCGTAGATGAAGTAGGCACAATAACCAGATGGTATCTGTCTCCAAGAAATGAACCAATGAACCTTGTCATAAGCGAGATTGACAAGCAGTCACTGAATGACAATCTGCTGAAGAACGCCTATGGGGTGGATCATAAATGATAACTAAAGAAAAGTTTGAGGCCTATGAAGAGGTTCGTAAAAGTGGGGTTACAAATATGTACAATGTATTTTTAGTTTGTGAACTCAGCGGGCTTTTAAGAATGGAAGTCCAAGAAATAATGAGAAATTATAAGAATTACGAATTGAAATATGTGGAAGGGATGTAAATGATTTATCTTGATTTTGCAAATGGAAAAATTGAATTAAAATCACCACCAGATATGCAAATAATTAATATTTGTCAACAATTCCCTATTCGCAGATGGAATAAGAAGAAAGGGGTTTGGGAATTTCCATTTACGATTGAGAGCTATGAATTCTTAATTTCAAAATTAGCGTATTTTTCAGTAGACATTTCAGCAAAATTAAATAAGGAATATAAGAGAGAGAAAGCCGAGATTCTGAAATTGAAAATTATTAAGGAAAGTTCTGATATGAAATTGGATTCTAAACTTTCCAATAAATTATACAACTTTCAGCGAGTGGGGGTAGGTTTTCTTCTTCTTTCCTCCCGCGCTTTACTCGCTGATGAAATGGGAACAGGTAAAACTTTACAAGCGTTGTGTTTGTGCGAGGAAGTCAAAGCGGAGAAGATTCTAATCGTCTGCCCAAATTCCTTAAAATGGACTTGGGCGAATGAAATTGAAAAATGGTTAAAATCTAAAGATCATGAAGTATATCAAACAAAAGTATTGAACCTCAATAAAAGATTTAGCATTATTAATTATGAAGCGGTTTGGCGGGAGAAGAATGAAAATATTTTTAAAGTTGAATGGGATGTTCTTATTCTTGATGAAGCCCATCGAATCAAAAATCGAAAAACTCGACAAACAAAAGCAATCAAAAAGATTAAAGCAAACAGAGTCCTTGAATTGACAGGTACTCCAGTGTTAAATCGGCCCGATGAACTTTGGAGTTTACTTAACCAGCTTTACCCCAAGAAGTACACATCATACTGGAGATTTTTTGAACAGTATGTTGATTATTGGATGAATGATTTTGGTGGTTCAACACCAATGCCAATCAAAGTAATTAGAGGACCAAAAAATCTTCACCAATTAAAAAGAGAATTAGAACCAATTATGATTAGACGAGAAAAAAAGGATATTTTATTAGATTTGCCAGATAAGACGTATCAAAATATTTTCGTTGAACTTGATAAAAAACAAAGAAAAATTTACGAAGAGATGAAGGAAGATTTTATTGTTAAATTAAAAGAAAATAAAGAAATTAAGGCACCGACAATTATAGCCCAAATAGTGCGGTTAAAACAAATCGCGGTACATACATCGTTGGTTTTGCCTGAATATGATAAAACTTTACCCGGTATAAAATTAGAAGTATTATTTGAATTGATTGAGAGTTTAAATAAGAAAGTAGTTATTTTTAGTCAATTCGCTAAGGCTATCAATATAATAGAAAATAAATTAATTAAAAAAGGGCTCAAATTCGCAAAAATAACAGGTGAAGTAAACCCTAAACAAAGAGCAGAAGAAATTAATAAATTTCAAACTGACGATAATTGCAAGATCTTCATAGGAACAATCCAAGCTGGTGGGCAAGGAATAACTTTGACCGCAGCTGATACAGTAATATTTTTAGATAAACTTTGGACACCTGCTTATAATGAACAAGCAGAGGACAGATTACATAGAATTGGGCAAAAGAAAAATGTAACCGTCGTCAATTTAATAGCTAAAAATACAATAGAGGATACAATTGAAAGAATTTTAGAAAATAAAAAAATGACAATAAATGAAATTCTCGGAAATCGGAAAACTATAATAAAAATTTTGTAACGACATACTTGACAGAATATATATGAGTGTGTTTTAATTATAATAGAAGGTGGTAATAATGAAAAAATGTAGAGATTGTAATAAAACTGAATTAGAAGTTGTAATTTCGTCCAGGGGGCTATGTGAAGATTGTGCTTTGATAAGATTCAACAAGTTTGTTGAATCTTCACGTAAAAAAAATAAGAAAAATAAAATAAGAAGGGAGGTTAAAAGTGTTTAAATGTTCGTACTGTAACAAGGAATTTGCAGATGAGGATGTTTGGAAACTTCAATGTCATCTAAAAAATGTACACAAGAGAGTATATTCTTTAAAGGAGGTGTTAAAAAAAATGAATGTTGAAAATGTTGAAACAAAGATCAAAGAGACGAAAACGCGTAAGGTACGCAAGGTTAAAAAAACCGGTCAGTGTAGATGTGGTTGTGGAACAGTTATTAGTGCAAATAGTAGATTTGCACAAGGACATGATGCGAGACTCGTTTCTCAATTAATGAAAGAGAAGGGAATTTCACATCAAGAAGCGAAAGACGAAGTTAAAAAAATTAAGTAAAAAGGAGATGAAATATTTTGATAAAAAGAAGCCACTCTTTGTTTTTATTATTAAGAGTGGCTTCTTTTTGTTTAAAGCAAATTTTAGTGAAGTGGAAGACGTGCTTATTAAATTAGAGAAAAGAGAAGACAGTGACAAAGAATAAAAAACAGAAGATAATTGCACCTTGTGATGAGCATGGCAAATTATGGTGTTATGTTTGTGCGTGGATTTCAACAAGTAAAAATTTCTGCTTGAAGGGACCGATGATTGAGAATTGCGCATTTTTCAAATATGACAAAATGAGGGATAAAAATGAAACAGCCTCAAAATGCTTGCATAAATCTTGACAAAAAATGTAGGTATAGAAAAAAGGATAAAACGAGAATAGCAAGTCTTGGATGTAATTGCGTCATAGAATATTTTCGTTGTGATTCAATGTGTGATGCATATGCCAATTGCTTGAAAAATGCACCTGTGAATAAAGATGGAAAATGGTTTTAAATAAGGAGGAGAGAAATAAATAAATTGATTTATTTGATTGGGTCAAAAAGTAAGAGACAAAGATACTTGACAAAATAAATATGTGTGTGTTTTAATTATATTGTAAGCAAGACTGCAAGAGAGAGGAAGATGTGCAAAGAAGGGTGCACACTTTATAAATACCTCGGATATGCTGGGGAGATTTATAAAGATTTCACAGGATTTGATGCCTGCTCTTCCTCTCAAACCTAAAAATATTTTAAAAATTAAAAGAAATATCTTTGAAAATTGAATATACATCTTGAGAGGTTGACATTCTTTCAGAATGCAGAAAGCAAATGTTCGTAAGGAGTTATTGGGCCGGGTCGAATCCAAATGATATCTCCGTGCAGTAGGTAAAAATCCTACCGGCCTCTCAGGTAATTTAAAGATTAAACAGTTTGTGGAGGAAGTAGCGTCAATGGGAAACGCAGTTTGTGTTGGTAGCAACCCGGGAAAATACTAAAGCCAGCAGAAAAAGATTCGCAGGTTCGAGTCCTGTCTTCCTCCTCAATTATTTTGGGGGCTGTGGCGGAAGAATAGACGCAGGGTGTGAAGGTGGCTCTTGACCCTCCGAGTGGCCACGTCGTTTATATGAAACGAAGGGAATCGGTGCAGGTTTGAATCCTGCCAGCCCCTAATTAATTTAAAGGAAAAAATAAACATAAATATGAAATTACGTAAAATGAGGGCATAAGCAGTTCCTCTTGCACCCCACTATTAATGGATTACTGCCCGCCCTTCTAAAACGGAGCATAAGGAGTTCCTATTAAAGCCTTTTCAGGCTTCTTAAAAATACTTCTCGCTCCACTATAAAAGAAGAAAACAAGGAGGTTTAAGGAATGAAATCAACAATCAGGTTGTTTAAAGCACTTCCAATTGAATTTAAGGTAACACAATTTCAGAGGGAATCTCAATCCCTGCTTAGGGAAACCGTTAAAAGGGGCTTTGTCTTCTCTGGCGAGGTGGTTCTCAATTACAGCGAGCGGGAGCTTAGAGATTTAATTCCGATTATTGAAAAAGAGATTGGTCTGACTGCTGAACAAATGAATATGTCTTTCCATAAATCCTGGGCGAAGGTAAGGGACGCAAGCACGATGCAGCTTATTCTCGAACAAGTGGTTCACTACATCACCACTTATGGTTTTGACGCTCTTGGTATATATAATGAAAACTCAATTTATATCCCCGCAGAAAAGCTGGAGATACCGGAAATAGATACAGGAAAAATCAAGCTCACGGTCATCAGAGGCTACACAAAAGAAGAGTTAAAAAAGAAGCTGACAGGGTTGCTCGGTTCCGGGATTGCCCTGGCCGAAGAGACAATAAAAGACGTTATCGATGTTTCATTGTTTGTAGAACTGACAGAAAAGGAGATTGAGGCAGTCAGGAACAAAGAGGTTCGAGCTATTTTGTATGAATACCTCGACTTGATTCCCGAAAATCCAGTCGAGTTTCTAAGATACCTGATTTACAGGACAACGGAAACCACGCTCTTGATCAAGTCTCCCGAACTTATAGAGAAAATCAAGGGTCAGCAGAACATGGGCGTTGTTAAGTTGTTCCGAAAATACGACACCCAGTTCGGGTTAGAAGAGCTGGCTCAAATATTCTATCGCTTCAAGCCTCTCTGGCTGGCGTTCAGGACCAACAGGGAAACAAAAAGGATAATCAACATAATAAGGAGGCTTGCCGAAAAATACCACAAGCCCATGCCAGAAGATTATCTCAATACGGTTACAGCCAGAATTAAGAATGAGGCCATTGATAAGGACAGACTCCGACGGAAATTAAGCAAGGTGAACACATTTAGAAAAATCAGGCTTGCTTATGCCTTGAAATTTAGAACTAAAGACGCTGAATCAATTCTCTACCGAGTACGAAACGGGAAGGGGTATGCTACCGACTTTGAATTTAAAGAAAAAGACAAGGCAAGAGATGTGTTAGCTATTGTCTTGGAATCAATAGCTAATGATGTCAGCAAAAATGTAAAGGGCAAGAAAATCTATACCCCTAAAAATATTCATTATGCTCTCCCTTCGACAGAGAAACAATTTACAGGGAATTTTCCATCGGGGGCTTATGTTGAGATTCCAATGGATATGATATTTGGAATACACTGGGGAGACATTCCCGACATGAGGATTGACCTTGATTTATCATTAATAAATCCAGATGGTAAAATAGGTTGGGATTCGGCTTATCGGACGGAAGACAGAAATATACTTTTTTCAGGCGACATAACAAGCGCCCCCAACGGAGCAACTGAGCTTTTCTATGTGAGAAAACAAGCTAAAGAAGCTCATCTTTTATTGGTTAATTTCTATAATTTTGAACCAAACAAGGAGATTCCCTTCAAGATACTTGTTGCCCGGGAACACGCGGATAATTTAGAACAAAACTATACCGTCAATCCTAACAATGTAATAGCAATTGCCAAGTCTTCTATAAGTAAAAGACAGAAAATTCTGGGGCTGCTTGTGACTACACCAACTAATTGCAGGTTCTATTTTGCCGAAACATACGTTGGTTGCTCTATCACGTCCTCCGATTCGGAACCCGTGGACAACACCAGAAAATATCTTTTTGATTTTTACCAAGACAGTATTGAGTTAAGAGAGATATTAGAACAAGCGGGGGCAATTATTACTGACGATAAGGAGAATAGCGACATAGACTTATCACCAGAGAACCTTGAGAAGGATACAATTTTAAATCTGATTAAGTGATGTGGGGGCACAAGGGGTTCCTATTCCGTTTATCGGCAAACATTTACCCCTCGCCCCTGACAGTTTGAGGGAGGAGTAGCTCAGTGGTAGAGCGCCGGTATTTTTACCTTTCGCTTATAGCATATGAGGTTCCTAAAAAATCGGAACCGGATGCCGCAGGTTCGAATCCTGCCTTCTCCCCCACAGATTTATTAATTTAAGGAGGTGAACAAATTGATTCAATTGGGTCAAAAAGTAAGAGACAAGGTTACTGGATTTGAGGGAATAACGACGGCGAGGTGCGAATACTTGAATGGGTGTATCCAGTATTGCGTAAGTCCAAGGATAGATAAGGATGGGAAGAAAGCTGATTATCACTACATGGACGAAGGGCAACTTGAAGTCATAAAAGGGGAAGGAATCAACATAAGACAACCAAGAAAAGAACCAGGTGGAGTTATGAACAATACGCCGAGCGAGGTTTATAGAGGATAAGTTTCTCACTAAGTTCCTCCGTGAGATAAGGGGGTGGTTTGTAGCGACTGCCCCCGATAATTTGAAAATTAAATAGTTTGGGGGCTGTGGCGGAATGGGTAGACGCATTGACTTATTGCAAGACGTGGTAAAAGGCCTAAACTCCCTATCAATAAGCGATAAGAAAGACCGGTTATGCAGGGTTCAAATCTCTGCCAGCCCCTAATTAATTTAAAGGAAAGGAGGATTGAAATATGCACAAAATCTATTGTGTAAATTCTGCAGGTCACGACTTTACGCCAGCTTTAAAATATATACCACATTCAAGTAATAAAAACTTGATCCATTTAACTGATGGTAAAGTAAATATTTTTAATCTTGATAGATTGAAAAGAGAATTAGAACTTAAATTAAAAAATTTCGATGAACAGGATTTTTTACTTCTTTGCGGAAACACGACTTTATGTTCCTTGACTGTTCATATTTTAAGTAAAAAAGTGGATAAAATTCCATTGCTCATATATAACGCCAAAACTAAGGAATATGTATTGAGAGAAATGTAAGAAAGGGGGTGTATAAATAGTGGAAGAAAGAAATCCTATCCAAAGTAAGATAAAGAGAGTAGGGGTAGACGCAGCATTTCTGAAAATTTTAGTTTACGGAAAAAGTGGTGTTGGAAAAACAGTGTTTTCTTCTACTGCCCCGAAACCGTTATTTATTAATGCAGATCGTAGTTTACTTTCGGTGGCGGATAAAAAAGTTGACGCTATTGATTTAAACAATTTTTTAGGAATGAATGAAATTTTTTGGTATTTACAATCAGGAAAACACCCTTACAAAACAGTAGTGTTGGATGGATTCGGGGAGATCCAGAAAAAAAGTATGGATACAATTTTAAGAAATGTTGTTAAGGCAAAACCGAGCAGAGACCCCGATATTCCGTCGAAAAATGACTGGGGAAAAAATACTGAACAACTTAGAAAAGTCGTTCGCGCATTTAGAGATCTACCAATGCATGTTATTTTTACGTGTTTGGAAAGAGTAGAAAAGGATGAGAATGATATTATAGAAAGTGTATCACCTGCTGTAACTCCACGATTAGGTGATGATCTTGAATCCAGCGTTGATATTATTGGGTATCTCTTCGTTCAATCCGTGAGCAAGGGAAGTACAGAGAAAGGAAGTGAAACAGAAAAAAAAGTTGTCAGGCGATTATTAGTACAACCGTTCGGTAAATTTCTTGCTAAAGATCGTAGTGGGACACTGGGGGATGTGATTGACGAACCAACTTTTCCAAAGATTCTTGATTTGGTTATTAAAGGTAAAAAACAAAAGACTAAAGAGGAGTGATGAAAAATGAAAGTAGATTTTACGGATACGAATGATGTCATAGCAATACCTGAAAGTACATACGAATGCGCGGTGTTTGAAATTAAGAAAGTATCGGGGAAAGAATCAGGATCAGGTAAACCTTATTTAAAATGGACTTTCAAAGTAATGGAAGAAGGAGAATGTAAAGGTAGATTATTATGGCTTAATACTTCTCTTCAGAATCAAGCTTTATGGAGGTTAAAGCAAATTCTTGAAAGATTGAGGGGAGTAAAAATTCCAAAATCCGTTTTCGATTTCAACCCAAAGGATATTATTGGCGTTAAATGTAGAGTTATTGTGGTAATTTCCGAAGAAAGAAATGTAGTTACTGACGTATTTGCATCGGCAACTCCTGGAAAGGAAGTCTTTAAACCAGAAGAAGAAAAAGATACATATATTGATGTAGAAGGGCCAGGATTGCCTTTTTAAGTAGGCATAAACATATGAAATACATAAAAGTATTTTCCAGATTTTTCAATGAAAAACTTAAACCAAATGAATCAGGCGAGGCGCCAGTCTGCTGTCCTTTCCATGATGATCATAATCCTTCTATGTCAATAAACTTGAAGACTGGTCTTTGGCGATGTTTTGCATGTCCTGAGGCTGGCGATGTTTACACTTTCTGGATGAAGATGACAGGGGATCCTTTTCCTATTGCGAAGGATAAAATAGACAAAATATGTAAGGAGATCGTGTGTAACGGGGAAGAAGCAGAAGAAGTTACACACGATCTTCCAGCTATAAAAGATAATATAGTGGGGGAATATCAGGACAATTTAGAGAAAAATAAGGTGGTTTTGAAGTTTTTGAAGGAAGAACGGGGGTTATCTGATAAAACAATTAAAAAGCTTAGAATTGGATATAATAAAGGAAGGATCACATTCCCAGTACCAGATGTAGAAGGATTTTGGAGAAATATCCGTATGTATTCAAGGAAAGAAAAGGGTAGCAAGAAGGTGATTTCATGGAAGACTGGCTATGGGAAAGCCAGAATTCTGGGAATTGAAAATCTGGAAGCAGATGAAGTTTATTTATTTGAAGGTGAGATGGATAGGGCATTAGCATTTCAGTTGGGATATGCAGCATTTACTGTAACTGGTGGAGCAGGGACCTGGAAAGAAGAGTGGAATGAACTTTTTAAAGGTAAAATTGTGAATATCTGCTACGACATTGATAAGGCGGGGCAAACTGGGGCGGAAAATATTGCCAGAAAACTTTATAGCGAAGCAAAAAGAATTAAAATAATTCATTTACCAATTACAGAACCAGCCAACGCCGACTTTTCCAATTATATTATTAACAGTGGTTATTCCAAAAAGGACTTTGACTCTTTAGTTTCAAAAACAAAACCATACGATTTGGCAGAAGCAATTGAAAAAGATAATACTATTTATGAGGTTCACCTTTCACAAGCCAGTAAAAGTGATTATTTTCATAAGAAGATAAAACTAAAGGTACTGGTGGCCGGCAAAGACTTAGCCCCGTATATTGTTCCTTCTAAAATAAAGTTTCAATGTAATATGAACGGGAAGAGTTGTGATTTTTGCGAATTGGGTGCAGCTGGCGGGGAGAAAATTCTTACTTTTAATAATACTGACCCTAAAGTCTTGAATTTAATAAATGTATCTGATGAAAGGCTTAATTTTTACTTAAAGGATATTTGTGGAATTAAAAAGGGTTGCCGAGCTTATTACTCTGAAATTTTAGAAGTTATAAATATAGAAGAACTACTTTTAATTCCAGAGCTTGATTGGTCAGCTAAAGAACAAGAATATGTATCCAGGCGAGCTTATTATATGGGGCACGGGTTGAAACCTAATTGTCGTTATATTTTTAAGAGTATTACTGTTCCAGATCCAAAAACTCAATACGCTACGCACATTATTTATGATAGTAAAAAAGCTGAGGGTGATATTATTAATCCAGATAGAAAAGACGATTTAAAGATCTTTCAACCAGTTTCTTGGTCTTTAATCAATATAAAAAAGAAAATGAAAGAGATCTCGACTGATTTAAGTTATAACGTAACTAAAATATACGGAAGAGAAGATCTTCACATGGCAATTGATTTAGTTTATCATTCAGTGCTTTCTTTTAATTTTCAAAATGATTTTATAAGAAAGGGGTATTTAGAATTATTAATATTGGGGGATACCCGCACGGGCAAATCAAGAACTATCCAAAGATTAATAGATTATTACCAGTTGGGGGAATTTGTGACAGGTGAGAGTGCCAGTTATGCGGGATTAGTTGGAGGTCTACAGCAAAATCAAAAAAGATGGAATATAACGTGGGGAAAAATACCGCTCAATGACAGAAGAATGGTTATTATTGATGAGGCCAGTGGGTTAAACACAGACGAAATTGGCAATATGAGTGGGATAAGAAGTTCTGGAATTGCAGAACTTACTAAAATTCAAACCGAGAGAACGAATGCTCGGACCAGGCTAATTTGGTTATCTAATCCGAGATCTGCTGATACTTTAAATATGAGAATGTTTCCAGTAGAATTTTTATTTTATCTCATAGGTAAACCTGAAGATATAGCCAGATTTGATTTTGTGGTTAGTTGTGCAAGCGGGGAAATTCCAACTGAAACAATAAATAATCTAAAAAGAATTAAAGTTAAACATAAATACGAATCAGAACTTTGTAAAAAACTTATTTTGTGGGCGTGGTCGAGAAAAACGGAACATATACATTTTCCCCAAGATGCAGAAGAAAAGATAATTAAATATTCAATTGAATTGGGCAAAAAATATGCTAAGAATATTCCTTTAATTGACGCTGCTGATATAAGAATAAAACTATGTCGATTTTCTACAGCTTTAGCTTGTAGGTTGTTTTCAACGGATGATGGTGAAAATGTTATAGTAAGAGGAGAATTTGTTGATTTCGTTTATGAATTTATTAATTATCTCTACTCAAAAAGCAGTTTTAAATACGCTCAATATAGCGAAAAAACAATGAGAACACAAAAGATAATTGAAAAGCAAGGTAGTGCAATAAAAGCTTTTTTGGACGAATACAAGAATTTGGCTGAATTTTTAAGGGATATAGATTTCTTTTATGCAAATGATTTAGAAAATGCATTAAATGTAGATGTAGAAGAAAGGCGGGCAATACTTTTTTTCTTAATTAGAAATAAATTGATTAGAAAAACTTCACGTGGGGAATATAGAAAATTTCCTGAGTTTATCAAATTTTTAAATGCGTTGCCCCACTAATAATATATAGAAGGAGAGGTTTAAAATGGGTTGTAAATTTTCTGAAAAATTGTTCAATATCCCATGTGACAAAATAAACTTAGAAGCCAAGCATTGTAGAAAAAATGATTGCTCCAACTGGCAAGATGACAGACGCTCCAAGTTATCTGATTGGGAAAAAAGAAGAAACAGGGCTATTTATATGAGAAAATATTGGAAAGAAAATGGGGATAAATATAAAAAACACAAAGAAAATATAACATCAAAGAGAAGGGCAAAAAATGTTAATAAATAAAAAAGACGATTTTCTTGTTATTTTGAGAAAATTAGAGAAAACGAATTCTCCAGTCATATTTGATTTGGAGACAACCGGTCTTTTTCCTTTTTCTGGTGATATGCTTTGTGGAGTCGGTATGAAGATTGATGGACAAGGATTTTATATGCCATTTAGACACGTAATTTCTCAACTAAATTTATTTTGTGATCATAAACAATTAAAGACGTCTTTAATTGTTCTTTTATCCGATTTCTTTTCAGATAGTAAAAAGACTATTGTCGGGCACAATATTAAATTTGACATTCTTTTTATGGAAAAAGAAGGAATTGTAATTAAAAATAAAATAATAGACACAATGTATATGGCCCATTTAATTGATGAAAATGCTTCTTCTTTCCAATTAGAAAAATTGGCTGGTGATAGTTCTGAGAAAATGCGCATAAAAAATATAATAAGAAAAAGAAGGTTAAAATCATACGCAGAAATTTCTCCTGAAGAAATGCATGATTACGCTTTAAAAGATTTAGACTTAACAGATCTGCTATTTAAAAAATTCAATAAAGAATCAAAAGACTTCTCAGAATTTAATGACTTATTAAAGTTTGATATGTCTTTTTGTTCAGTATTGAAGGAGATAGAAAAAATTGGATTTTTTATAAATAAAAAGGAATTGAAAGAACAATTAATTAAAACAAAAAAAGCAGAGAAACAAATTTACGAAAAATTGGTTGATTTGGCAGGTAAAGACTTCAACCCAGCATCAACAATACAGGTGCTGGATATCTTAAGTAAGAAGTTTGGAATTAACACTAAAACAACTAATAAAGTTTTCTTAGAACAACAACGAAATCCATTTTGTAAATCGTTGATGAAGTACAGAGCTATTAGAAATAGGCGGACTGACTTTTTAGAGGTTTACGAAAGATTTTTAACAAAAGATTCTACTGTGCATACCAGCTTTGGAACAAATTTATCCAGCTTTACTAAAACAGGCAGATTAAGAAGCAGTAATCCAAACATGCAAAATTTGCCCGTTTTTAATGTTGGTAAAGAAGGAGAAATAAACATTAAAAAATTAATCCAATCCAGGCCTAACTTCCTTTTCCTTTGTTGCGATTATTCCCAAGCTGAATTAAGAATAGCTGCTCATTTTGCTGGAGAGGAAGCTATGATAGAACAATTCATTAATAAAGAAGATATTCACATGCTTACGGCGGAGCGTGTTTTAGGTAAACGAGATAAAGAAAGTAGACAAATGGCCAAAAGAATAAATTTCGCTATGATTTATGGCGTAGGTGCAAAAGGACTTGCTGAATACTTAGAACTACCGTTTGAAGAAGCGTATGAAGTTTTACAGAGTTTTCATAGAAGTTTTCCATCTTTCAGACGTTTACAAAAGAGAGCTGAAGAAGTACAGAGGAGAAGAGGATATATTAGATACTTTACTGGCAGGAGAAGAAGAAATGTTGAAGATCCACACAAAGCAATGAATTCATTAATTCAAGGTACAGTAGCTGAAATAATGAAGATTAAAATGATAGAATTATATAATAAACTAAATAAACACGACACCAGAATTATGCACCAAATACACGATTCTCTTATATTTGAAATTAGAAAGGAGGAAATGTTTTTAATACCATCAATCGTGCAATGTTTAGAAACATCACCATTCCCGTGTAAAGTTCCTATGGTAGTGGAATCACATATTGGGCCAGATTTATCAAATTTAAAGGAGGTTTAAGACATGATTACGATTATTATGGATGGGCAGTTCGGATCTTGTGGAAAAGGGGCTTTTACTCATTGGTTGAATAATGAGAGAAATCCAGCAGCAGTAATAAGAACTGGTGGTAGTCAAGCTGGACATTCGATGATACATAAAGGTAAAGTGTATAAGATGCGTCAAATTCCATGTGCTTGGGACAGAGCTTTCACATTACTGATTATTCCACCAACGGCAATAATAGACCCCAAAGTATTGCAAGAAGAAATAGCGATGGTGGAGAGCTTAGGTTATCAATTAAAGGGTCGGCTTCTTATTGATAAACACGCTACTATCATTGAGGAAAAACATAAACAAATTGAAAAGGATCTGAAAAAGAAAATAGGCAGTACGGGAGAAGGAGTTGGTGCAGCTTTAGCTGATAGAATTATGCGTAAAGCAAAATTAATAAAGGATTATCCTATATTTAAAGATTACCTCGTAGATGATACTACCAGTGCTATTCATCACGAATTAGACGATGGTCTTGAAGTATTTATTGAAGCTACACAAGGTTGGGGGTTGTCTTTATATTCCTCTAAATTTTACCCATTTTGTACTTCCAGAGAAATTTCAGCCAGTGCATTATTGGCTGATTGTGGTATTCCCCCAAATAAATATGAAGTAGAAACTTTACTGTTATTAAGAACATTCCCGATTAGAGTTGCCGGAAATTCTGGGCCGTTAAAAAATGAAATAAAATGGGAAGATCTACAAATAAAACCAGAAATAACTACCGTAACAAAGAAAATACGTAGAATAGGTCTATGGGACTCTGAATTGGCTGAACGTGCTATTAAAATAAATAACCCAACATCAATTGTTTTAACTTTCTTTGATTATTTACGACCAGATTTAGCTGGAAAATTAACTTTAGATAAGAAAGCATTACATTGTATAGAAAGTATGGGCAAAGAATTGAAAGTACCGATAAGGTACGTAGCAACTGGTTTTGAAAGGGTGATAGATCTTGGTAGAAGAGGGTAAAAAGGAATTGACTGAAATTGAGAAAATAATAAAAATGGCCCAACAAAAACATCGTGAAGGACAAATAGAACACGGTTTAGGTACATGGAAACAAATCAATATAATTGATGAGATGATTTCAGAGCTTTTAGATCTCATTAATTACTGTTGCCTCCAGATAATAAAATTGACAGAAAAGAAAGGTAGTGGGTAAAAATGATAGTATATTTGGCTGGGGCAATTGATGACCCAAGATTACGCGATGCTGAAAGTTGGAGAAAAAAATCTATGGAAACTTTAAAAAAAGTTGGTATACAAACGTTTTCTCCTGCCCATGCATTTAAAGTGGGTAGAGAAGCAACTTCTCTTGATAAAAATGCTATTATAAAAATAAATGAATTAGCATTGGAAAAATGCGACGTAATTTTAGCGGAAATGGAATTTCCAGTAAACCATATCGGTACTATTATGGAAATTCAACGTGCGTGTACTTTAAACAAACCAATAGTAGTATGGTCTTCTAATAGTTTTTCTTCAGTCTTTTTATCAAGAAAAAATATCAAACAATTTCAAAGTTTGGACACTTGTTTAACGTATATTAAACAAATACCGCAAAAAATAAATGATCAGTCTTACATAAATATTAAATGTAAAAACGGTAGCAAGGCCCCGATAAAACATTATCCCAATGATGCTGGATACGATTTGTTTGTTTCTGAAGATACAGATATCCCACCAAGAGAATTTAAGAATATTCCCACTAACATTTATATGGAAATTCCAGAAGGATACTGGGCGCTTATTTTAGGCAGATCTTCAACTCTTGTAAAAAGAAAATTATGGATTCCACCATCAGTGATAGACAACGGTTGGAGAGGGGGAATGTACTGTGGAGTGTTTAATTTAACTAACACTTTAATTAAAGTAAAACAAGGAGAAAGACTCAGTCAAATGATTTTATTTCCATTGATTAATTTTCCCATAAATTTAGTCACAAAGTTGTCTGAAAGCAATAGAGGCGCCAAGGGTTTTGGGAGTACAGGTGAATAAATGAATTATTTGGCGATTGACCCGGGAGAAAAGCATTGTGGAATGGCAGAAGCCATAGGATTCAAAGAAAATGAGATGATGTGCGGGGAATATACTTGGACTCCGAAGAACTTGCTTGATTATTTGTCAGATTCAGGCTGCGTAACAAATTATGATGCAATTATAATTGAAGAATTTAGGCTCTACCCCTGGACGGCTAAATCACTGATTTGGAGCGATATGCCTGTTTGTAAGTTGATCGGGAAGATTGAGTACATCTGCGAAAAGAACGGCATTAAGGTTGTATTTCAGAAGGCCAGCATCAAGAGGCTCCCGTTCGTAAAAAAGGAATTGAAGGGAAAGAAATTCAAAACCCAGCACGAAAGAGATGCTTATATGCACCTGGTTTATTACCTGAAGAGTAAGGAGGCTTAGATGATTAACTTAGAAACAAGAAAGAAGTTGAAGGAATTAGAATTATTTAAAAAGTCAAATGATTGTGAGTATCGGGAGGTTGGTGAAGGCGGAAATTATTTTACCTCAGGTAAATGCCCAAATAAAGAATTGGTTTGCGAGGATTGCGAACACTACCTCCCTGACCCCACGCTTGATGAATTAATTGATGCGATAGAAGAGAAAATGCCTGTTGGATATAGTCTGGTTAGACAGAGAACAAATGATAATTGGAAAGTATTTTTTGCAAACGAATTTCCTGTTTTTGGGAGCAGAAACCTCAAACAAGCACTTGCTAAAGCTCTCATCTGGCTATATGAGAAGGGAGAATAATGATTGAAACAGACTGTATTTTTGGAACAATTACAATTATATGTGATGAGTGTGATTATGAAGATGAATATGGGCAAGTTGATATTGAAAGTGCAATCGAATCAGCAAGAAAAGATGGTTGGGAAACAAAAAGTCTCGGTGGCGAAGATTGGGAATGTGTTTGTGTTTCATGTCTTGCACGCCAAGAAGGGGCATAAGGAGGGATAATGGGTAATCCAGATTTGGTTGTGATAATAAACGGGAAAGAAACGATTTTGATTAAAGGAACAGAATATACTGGTTTTGGAGCGGAGTTTGATGAGGTTTTCTTAGTAGCAATCGTGCGACATAGAGAATATATTAAAAAATTAAAAAGTATAGCTGATTTTCCAGACCAAATTGATGACCGAATTAGAAAAATAGAAATTTTTGAAATAGACCTTGGATAGAAGGAAAGGAGAATAATGGAGAAACATAAGGCGTCAATTGCAGGGTTGATATTCTTGATTATCTTAGCCACAACGGGGCTGGCAATAGCTGAATACAGAGAAGCTCAACCCAAAGAAAAAGAATATCACAACTATAACCCAGTTGGCGAGGTATCGCAAGAACGATTGGACGAATGGAGAAATTTGGCTTTTAGGTCTATGAAGATTGCTCAGGAAAGAGGTGAAAAAATTGACACGCTCAGAGAGAAAAGAGTTGGAGAGGAGGCTCAAAGAGTATTTGCAAAGTCTGGAACAGCCCTACCCAGCAGGGCTGTCGACAGGGCTGCCAATCGCGTTGCGGAAGAAATTGCGGAGGAAGAGAAGACAAAACGCCTTGATAGGTTTCTTCTCAAGACTTCTTTGGCTGGCTACGGCTCGGTATTTGTTTCAGCAGCCGAAAAATACGGAATCAACTGGAAACTCTCGGCGACGATAGGAATGTGTGAGAGTGGTTGTGGAAACTCATCTTTGGCAAGACGTTCCAATAACTGTTGGGGGATGAAGAAAGGATGCTGCCCTGGTCAGCCAGTTGATAATAAAGGTGTATATCAAGCGTTCCCAGATTTTACAACTGCTATTTTTTGTCATGCTGAATATCTGGCAAGACGCTACAACAGGCCACAATCGCCCTATGACAGGATGTCGTCATACGCAACCGACCCAGCATGGGAAGGGAAAGTTCAAGGACATATGAATAAAATTTAAAAGGAGGTGAAGCAAGTGACTTTTCTTCAGCTTAAAAAAATCAACAGGCACGAAGAAATAACGCGGAAGGTTGAGAAAAAAGTGTTGCTGTATCGCTCAATGCTAAGGAAGCGAATAGCTCGAAGAAATAAGATAAATTCAGAGCTTAAATCTAAACTTAAGGTTGTTGATGAAATTTTACAAAAATCGATTAAGGAGGTTGTGAAATGATAGACAAGAATAAAATTAAGAAAACATTGAATAAACTGATTGACGATTCTAAAGAAATTTGTGAAATTGAAGCAGAGCGTCCGCCAAGAAGAGTTCCGTCAGATGGTTTTTTTGTTAAATTTAAACCGGGGTTACTTATGACAGTAACTATGGTTCTTAGGTTTGAAGAAAAGGGAGAAGACATTAAATGAATACTAAAATATTGGATTTTATTGTGGGGCTCATAATCATTTTGTTCACATGTGGACTGGTTGGGTTCGGATGGATTTTGAGGTGGCTGATAATAGGTTAATCTGAAGGAGGGCTGATGAAACATTACTGCCAATGCGGATGCGGTCAAGAGGTGGAGATTTACAAACACAATAATAAATATGGGCTAAAAGGACAGCCGAGAAAATACATTTGCGGCCACAACGCAAAACACACAAAGGGAAGCAGTTTCACGGAGACAAAGCTGGCCACTGGGCAAGAAATACACAGAAAGATAAATGGCCTGAGCTTCAAGCACGGCGATGAAATAGACGTTGATATTTTTTGGGGCAAAGACAAGACAAATTCCTTTGTTCAAACAACCAAACGAGCCAAAATTATAAAAGAATACGACAAGTTTTACTTAGTTGACATGGGGAATTACAAATCAACACAGCTAAAAATCGACTTGGCGTTGAGGGGATAAATGAAAGTTAAAAGCTGCATAAAGTGCAGGCACTGTAAGTTTGCCTAAAGGGGTTGTTGGAAGAATTTGAGGTCTTATTTTATTAGGAGGCTTAGATGATTGATTTAGAGATAAGAAAGAAGTTGTGGTTATTTAAAATTGTCCGATGGCTTAAAAAACCAAGATGGGGAACACTTGATAATACAAGAGCAGAAAAGAGTATTTTTCAATGGGGTGCCAATGAAGATTCTTACACCCTCAGTTTGCTTGGCGTCATAAATGGTATTTTACCGTTGATGACGAGGTATGTATTAGTTGTCGTTATCGAAGATTTTGAATTACGATCATGCACAATAGATAAAAAGGAGAAAATGTCTATTGAAGGAATACCTAAAAAGGTCAGTTTACAATTTAAAAAGAAATGGTGGTAGACAATGATTGGCTTAGAAACATTGAAGAAATTGAAGGAATTAGATATTTCTTGGGAAAAAGATTGGTGTTACTATTCTGGGGGGTGGACGTGCCCTTACCCACCCATAACTAAAGATTGCCCTGATTGTGAGCACTACCTTCCCAACCCTTCAACCGATGAGCTAATTGATGCAATAGATAAAGAGAACGATGATGAATTGGTAATAGAACAACGAATAGAAGATAAAAAATGGTTTGTATGGTTTTATCACCAGCCCTTTATTGAATATCAGAAACCAGAAAAATCTCTCAAAGAAGCACTCGCTCAAGCTCTTATCTGGCTATATGGAGAGGAGGTGAAAAACAATGAATAAACAAAATATGGGGATGGCGAAAGACCTGGATGGATTGATTATAACCGCTCCTGCCGTTGAAATCAAGGAAGAGAAAATTAAGGCCCTAAAAGATGTAATAGAACGGGGCAAAAACGCACTGGCTCACATGGAGATTCAATGGCACTTGAAGAAAAAGGGGCTAATTCACATCAAGGAGAGCATTACCCAACTGTCAGCCAATATCAGCTCCCAGAGAAAGATGGTTACCGAATTGGAGAAGATGTTGGAAGAAGAAGACAATCAAGAGCCTAAAATTGAACCAGTAGATTAAGGGAGGTTTGGTGATGAAAAAAGATTTTGTCTTTGTCCCGATTAAGGTGGGTAAGTCGGATTGCATCTTACATGCGGGGAAAACATGGGTCCCCCTGAAAGGAGGTGGGTACAAGGTGAGTACATGTTCTAATTTTATTCCGGTTGACCAAGATTTTCAGCGAGAATTATTCAGAAAAGGTCAAAGGTCAAGAGAAATTTTTAAATTTCGCATGGTATCAATTTTTGATGTAATCGCCATTCTGAGAGCAAACAAGACAAGAACTTCATTGATAACTCAAATTGTAAACGATTTGTGGGGGTTTGAAAGAAAAGTTGGCAGGCCTACCAGGATTGAAGTGGCACGCAACAAGGTTTACACGGTTGTTACGATAGAGGGCCATGTCGGGGTGGCAAAATGCAACTCGAGCGACAGGTTCCAACTTGTGGTTGGGTTCTCAATTGCATTGGTTCGGGCATACAAGGAGTGGATAAAATGAAAAAGGTTTATTGCAAGGACTGTAGACATTATTCTCATTCTCATGATGACTGTCTCAGTCCTTCCAATATAATTTTAAAAGATACCTACCGAGGACCAGTAGAACAACTTATTTTAAAGCCTTGCAGCATAAACGAATTCAATGACTGCAACGATTTTGAAGACATAATGGGAAAACTTCCAAAATGGTTACTTAAAATATATCCACCCATTGGATGAAAATTGAACCGCCAGAGGAGGGATAATGGATAACGAAACAAGATTAAGAAACGCCATTAAAAAAGCTGTCAATAATGGATGGCTTGGCTTAAATAAAGATGTTTGTATTTCTATGAGTGATAGTGATGGGTATCTTCACCACATATATATTTGATAACCGTAAGAATTATATTTTTGAATCGGACATTCAATTGATTTTCCACCTTGGTTTTCTAAAAGCATATTTTGGGAAGGAAGATGTTTGTGGTAGTTGTGGTGAAGAGCTATCACCTTATCAGGGTCATGATGGTTTTTGTTACTCTTGCAAGATGTATCCATCAATCACCACCTCTGCCCACAACTACCACGCCCATAAGATACTGGATTTAATTTTAGATAACAAGAATCCATTAGAGTATTTCGACCAATTTGAGGGAGTGCAAGAATAAATGAGTCTTTGTAAAATTATGGTTTTGGCATATCAAGATAATTTAATATATGAAGGGTTTGACGAACAAGATTTACGGTTTGGGATATTTTACGCTAAAGGGATGATTGGATTAGGATATATAAAAGAACCATTTTATAAATTTAATTTAAATGAGTTCATTGAGTGGGCAACC